TTAGATAACTCAGCAATTTCACAACAAGCACGTCTACAGGCGTTGCAGAATGCACCAGTGTCCCTCCAGTCAGGTCAAGTGGCAGAACTACAACAGGATTTATCAGGAACGGCTGCTAGTCAAGCACAAGGATTAGATAACTCAGCAATTTCACAACAAGCACGTCTACAGGCGTTGCAGAATGCACCAGTGTCCCTCCAGTCAGGTCAAGTGGCAGAACTACAACAGGATTTATCACGAGCGGCTGCTAGTCAAGCACAAGGATTAGAGAACTCAGCAATTTCACAACAAGCACATCTACAGGCGTTGGAGAATGCACTAGTAAACCAAAGAGCAAAATTGCATATAGGAATAATAGGTTTGCCTATAATGGATGATGTCCCCAAACAACGCATTTTATTGATGAATTTATATTTGAACCAAATATTAAACACGCTTTTGTTAAATAATACATTAAAAAAAAAACATGAAAAAAGTTCAACATCAAAGTTTGTCAATTTAACTATAATTTCAAAATATAAAAACACAAATGCGGATTACATATTTAGTTTACCCAACTTCCCGGTCCCTCCCAAATATGATGAAAAATATAGCAAAATTATATTAAAAGTAAATTCATTATTAGACGAAAAAAAATTAATAAGTCCAGTATGTCCTGACAATGATGATGAAGTTTATGCAAATTATTCTTCTGCTGCTGCCGGAGGAGGAAAAAATGAAAATAAAAATAAATATAATCATTCCAAAAACTTAATTAGAAGAAGAAAACAAAAAACAATTAAAAAGAAAATTCGAAATCTGAAAAATAAAAAGTCATTAAAAAGTAAAATAAAAAATAAAATAAATAAAAAAATAAAAAAATGTGTTAAAAAATGTGTTAAAAAATGCATGAAGCAACAAGAACAAACAAAACAACAGAAACAACAGAAACAACAACAAGAAAATAAATATAAAATAAAAAAAATACTAGAATCGAAAATACATCAAAAAATAAATAAATTAAAATCAAATAAAACTAAAAATTTCAATAAAAATAAAAGCTACCATAGTCGAGAGAAATATACGCGTAAAAATTATTAATAATAATATTTAAGAAACATTTTTTTAATATAATGCATATATATATTATAGAACACATATACATTATAAAATGGATTTGGGTCAAGCTGAAGTGGGTTTTGAAAACATAAATGGAAAATGTTGGGTGAGTTCGTTGGTGCAAGCAATATATGCATGTAAACCATTATTACGTAAAATATTAGGTGTTGAATGCCCAAATCCATTGATAGAACAATTAAAAAAGGCATTGCGACTTTTAAGTACAAGAAAACGTCTACTAACCCAAGGTCATGATATTGGTGCAGGCGCCATTCCTGTTGAAGAAGTAAAACTCTTATACAATGAAGTTTTTGATGCAACAAAAACTGACCGTGAATCTTCATTAGGAGAAGTAACAAAGTTTTTAACAGCATTAAATAAGATTTATAATACGTGTGGTTTTGATAATTTATTTTTTAATTATTATAATATTATTTATCCGTTTGTTTATCTGGAACAACAAGGTAAAGATAAAGAAATTGACATAAATTTTGTTATTAAACAACAACAAGCTATTATTATCAGTCACTTGTCTGTTAACCCAGAATTTATTATATTTGGTTGTTTATTTGGTAGAACGCGTATTACACGACAAATATCAATTGGACCCTATCAGTTTCAAATTTGTGCAATTATATTTGCCACAGGAGGTCATTTTTATACAATAACAAATGATGGACGTTATGATGATAAGATAGTAAATAAGGACCCAACTATTATGGAAAGATATATAAAAAACGGTTTTGATTCTAATCCTGTTAAACCTCGAGATGTTAATGGACATTTATTTTTTTTCGAACGAATCGGGGGTGGAGCTGCTGCTCCTGCTCCCCCCGCTTTACCACCACCACCAAAAATAGCCATATTCACTATGGGATTTCCCGAAGCGAATGTGCGTAAAGCGCTCACTGATACACACGGCGATGAACAAGCTGCCATTAATAGACTATTAGACGACGGATTAGGCGGCCAACAAATACCACCACCACAGCATTTTTTGTCACCACAACAATTTCCACCACACGCCGCGTCCCCCATTGTAGCCCCGACGATGCTATTTTCTTCACCACCACCAGGACCACCACCACCACAGTACTTTCCACCACCACAGTACTTTTCACCACCACAGTACTTTCCACCACCACCACCCCCACCACAGCAACTAGAACAACAGCAACGACTAGAACAACAACAACGACTAGAGCAACAACGACAACTAGAGCAACAACGACAACAGCAACAACAACAACAGCTAATACAACAGCAACAATTAGTGGAAAATCTTATGCCAGCACATTGGGTGCCTGATAGTGAAGCGACAACATGTTGTCAACAAGGTTGTGATTCAAAATTTGGATTTTTCGGTAAAAGTAGACATCATTGTCGCCAATGCGGAAATATATTTTGCGATAAATGCTGTAAAGGTGAAGGAATTGATAGAAAATGTACAAACTGTAAAAGTCAAGAAATTCCTGGTAAAGCTACATCTATAGAGAGACCTATCACCGACCCTAAATTTACTCCTAATCCGGAAAACATTGAAACTTTAACTAGACAATACAATTTTATTCATGATAATCAGGCTAGACAATTGTTACGTGATGCTTTATTAAAAAATAATGGAAACCAGGGTGAAGCACTTAAAAGAGTTGATGGAATTTTGCAAACTATTTTAAAATTGTCAACATCAGAACTGAATGAAAGAGTAATAAAAGAACAACCTGTTCTACAAAGACCAAGAGAACAAACACAAGGCGCCGCCGCTTCCCGTTATGTTCCAAACCCAGATTCTATTCGTAAAGTAATGGATAAGTTTCCTAATATGTCAAAAAATAGGATTATTGAAATTTTAACCGGCGCTCTAACTGACTCCGAAGGTGACCAAAAATACGCACTTGATTACGCGCTAACTATGGAAGGAGGATATAGAATGTCTAGAAAATTTAAAGTTGAAAAAAGGTCCAGAAAATCCAAAGTTGAAAAAAGGTCCAGAAAATCCAAAGTTAAAATGTCTAGAAAATTCAAAGTTGAAAAAAGGTCCAGAAAAATTAAAGTTAAAAAAATGTCCAGAAAAATTAAAGTTAAAAAAATGTCCAGAAAAAAACAGTGAATTATTAATTTATGAATTGAATTTATACACACACACAATGTTTCAATATTTATGAAATATAATATAAATATTTATTATAACACACTATCACAAAAAATGTTGAATAAATATCTTGTTGAATTTTTAGGAACATTTTTCTTTTTATTTGTAATTATTTATACGGGAAATTTTATAGCCATTGGTGCCGCTCTTGCTCTAGTCATTTATTTAGGTGAAAACATATCTGGTGGAAATTTTAACCCGGCTGTATCCATAATGATGGTTTTTGCAGGAAAAATTCCCATGAATGAGTTGACTGGGCGCGTATCAGCCCAAATTCTCGGTGGTCTTGCAGCATTCGGTTTATACAATCAAATTAGAAAAATGAAATAATTGAAATAAATTAAAATATTTTATTTTATAACTTTAGTAATTAGTAAAATAAAATATTTATATATTATATATCTATAGAGTAAAAAAATATAATATAATTAAAACATGTCGCATTATAAAATATCACGTTCTCGTTCAAAAACTCAAAAAAAGCAACAGAAAAATCAAAGCCGAAGCCGAAGACAGCGACACAGAAATGCTGTTTGCCATGGGTGCCAGGAATCTTGCCATTGGTGCCGGCTATCGTGTGAGCGAGGTCGTTATTCTCCGAGCCGCTCGTCACGGCTCAACCCCCGCAGCAAAGGCAAGCAAGGTCGATATTCTCGTAAAAATCAGCGCGGTGGTTCTACAATTCTGTCGCCATCCAACTATTCCAATCAAAACAATGCTCATTTTTCAGGAATCGGGTTTACGGACCCACAAGGCGCAGTAACGGGATGCACCGGTTCAACATCTAGTGCAGCCGCACTGAAAGGAGCTGACGTTTTTACCACCATTGGTGGAGTAACAAAATCCATTTCATCAATGAAGGGGGGTCGCGGTCGCCGTCGCGGTCGCGGTCGCATGCATCGAGGCGGCAGCGTTAACAACACGAATGGGTTTTCCATCGGAGGTGTTCACTTGAAACCGAGTTTGAGCGGCATTGCAAACAATTACCACACCGCGTATGACTCTTGCAAAGGATAAGGAGAACTTACGGTTCAAGGGGGCCCCCCCTTGAACCCCCTATATGAAAGGAGGGGTCATAGGGGAACTACGTTCCCCTACTTTTACACCCTTGAAGATTTAAAATGGGAAATAACTTTACTAAATATTAACTTGGAACTCTTACTTTTTTCATTAATGGTCTTCCACTCTCAATTAGGTCTTTCGATGGAACACCAAAAGATTTAAAATATTTTTTATAATTTTTTATAACATGTCCCACCGATTCGTCTTTTGCTTTTGGGTATAAATGTATTTCGTAAGCATCTTGTGATAAATTGCTTGATAATACTGCTTCTATTTCTTTATTATCATCAAGTTCATTATAAAAATTATCTGATTTTTTTGTAAGCGAATTGGGTGGTTTAACATACTGGTGTTTTCCATTTGTATAAATAACTACAACATATTTATCACTTGCCAAACCTTGCCAAAATTTTTCAAGTGGTTTATTTTTACCCCATACTGTTGTAGGGTCTTTCCACATTTCTAAAACTCTTTTTGATACTTTTTTAGCAGTTTTATTGTGTATCTTTTTGGGTTTTCTTGTTTTTGCTGTCATCTTTTATATAATTATAGATAAAAAAACAGGAATTTTATGGGGTTATTCCATTTTAAATCTTCAGGGGGTTAAAGGGGGGGCGATGCCCCCCCTCCTTTATAGAAAACACTTACCGCTTAGTATCGGTTGTTTTCTATTTGAGTTGTATTTTGTTACAGCACCAATCTCCTCTTCATCATCATCGCTGCTGCTGATAACGTCTGTTGAAACAACCGCGACCGCGCCTTTCATTTTTTTTGGATTATATGCCGTTGTCCAGCACCCATTTGTTTCGTTGCTATGATACAGTCCGCTGTCGGTGACAATTATCCTGTAATTCTGTTTTTTATAATAACTTTTCCGTTTTTGCCACTGATTTTTAAATAAGTCGTGCGCGTCGACAATGTCAATCACCACCGGCGTCGTGTGTTTCACTCTCAAAATTCGCCCCACCGACTGACACACGTCCGTTTTCGGAGTAGCCATAATCAGCGTCGTAAGTGTTTTAATGTCTAGTCCCTCCGACGCCATCGCGTATGTGGCTATAATAATTTTCTTCGACTCACTCGCCTTCAAATCGGCTTCCTTCATTCCGCCAAGATAGTATCCAACTGTCGCAATTTTCCGATGTTCAATTGCTTTGAATAAATATTGAATAAGCGACTTGTTATGCGCCAAAATCATAATCTGCTGGTCTGCATTGTGTTGCAGTTCTTTTAAAACAACCTCTACAATGAATTCGCTTCGACGATTATAGTTGCACAGTTTTGAAATCATGGTGCTGAATTTCGGATTTCCGCGGTAGTCATATTCAACCTCGTTAAACTCGTCATCATCGACGACGTAATTGATGCCCTTGACTAACACACAATGGTCCGATTCCGCCTTTTCTTTGTGAACAACATCGCCCAGAAACATTTTGAATACTTTTGAAAGCCCGTCTTTGCGCTGCATGGTGCCAGAAAGTCCCAGAGTATAGGTTGTTGTAACCTTCATCATGCAGCGGCTGAACACTTCAGCCCCCATGTGATGACAATTGCTTACAACGATTCCGTCAACATATAAACTACTTTTATAAGACTTATTTACAGAATCTGAATATTTATCGACAGAAGATGCTAAAACAAAGTTATGATTGCCTTCAACTTCTATATCGTACACATTTGGTGTTTTGCATCTTCCGTAACCTTTATTTTTTATTTTTTCAATTGATGTTACTGGAATCGTTCCCCAGTTTTCAAACTTATTATTCCATGCATATTTGCTGCAATGATTTTTATCGTCATCGTCAATACAAGAGTTATTAAGTTTATATGATAAATCATCATGTATATATTTTTTAACTATATTTATAAGCTTTTGAGAATTTTCTTTGTTCATCATCAAATAATTATATTCTTTATATTTTTTTGATGCTTTCGATGATGCACATTTATGAATATTACAGCATATATCAAATTTGGATTTTAAAGCGTTCATTATTTTTATTTGAGAATCATAACTAAAGGATTGAGTGTTGAAGCTTATAGAATTTACTTCGCCCTTCTTATTTTTATGAACCGATACATCATCCATAAACCAAATTGCCAGGCCTCTTTCATCTATTTTTTGTAAAATGGCATCACATACAACATTTTCACAACTGGAAATTGTGGAACTTAAATCAAAATCCAAGTCAAATATTTTTGTTGTATAAGAATAAGCATTTTTTTTAGAAAATCCATTATTTTTAACACATGTCAAATGGTTCACGTTATCAGTTCGATTCCCATTTCCAAACATATTGGCTTTCCATTGACAGTAACTGCGTTGACGTTCACCATGAAGCCATCTCAACCTATGCCTTTTCAACACAGTTTGACTAATATTACCATCTCCTAAATAAGAACCATACACAATTTGCAACTGGTCTTGGTTTAATGCCGGCGCAATGATGCAATCTATATGTCTCACATCATATTTGCATAATAATAAATCTCCGCATTTTAATTTGTTTGCTTCCACGTAACCACTGCCAACTGTTAGTATTTTATGTTCTGGAGTACACCGAATCACTCTTTTCGATGCCTTTATCAATAATAAATCTTCCCTCTCTTTTTTCCATGCATGCGTTAACTTTTTGTATTCAAACACATTTTCATGTCGATTATAACTCAAAATTTCAGGTAGTTGTACTTCTGTTCCGCCACCGTCTTCATTGCAACGATACTTTTTCCATTTTTCATACAGTTGTCCTATTTTTAGCACTCCATCAGATGTGTGAATACAAGTTTCATATGTAAAACACTCATCAAAAATAGTTAGCCCGAATGACTCAAACGTGCTTTGCGGGTACTCCTTCATGGACAACGACTGCACCATTGCAATAACAATATCCTTGTTATCAATATCAATCAGCTGCCCCTGAATAATTCCGACGCGCGCACCCGGTAAAAATTGCTCGATGCGCTCTTTCCACTGGTTCGACAAGAAACTTTTGTGAACGACTACCAGCGTCTTGGTCGCCAGACACTCGACTATTTTTAATGCCATGACAGTTTTACCTTTCCCCGGGTCCACGTCCAATAAGCCGCCGCCTCCGATTGCTGCTCCGCCGATTCCGCTGTTGCGCGCCGCTTTCAAATACTTTTCCACAATCACTTGCTGATAGTCTCTCAAATCTCCCATGAATTTTAGAGATATTGCGTGACCTGGAGTGATTTTACTTTCAACCTGAATTCCAGCCCATTTTTCCAAACCGAAATAACGAGGAACGTATAATTTCAACGGCGATTCGCGATATATTGGAAACGGTGTTGGTTGTATTGGCGATTTAGGAATATATGCGCCGACCGTCAACTCTTTTCTTAGCGCATGCTGTTCTTCTACTGTAAGAGTATCTTTAAAAATGGAGTAACCTTGATATCCCAAGTATGCTTTTATTTTTTTTATTATAGGGTTTATAGGGTTTATAGGGTTTATAGGGTTTACAGGATTTCTTTGTTGTGGTTGTTGTTGTTCTTGCATACAAAAATGTGAAACTGTGAAACTGTGTATGCATCATGTTTATACATTTTTATAAAATTCAATTTTAAATATTATTATTATAATATTTAAAATCTATGAAATGTAAAAATATATTTTTTCATAGAATTAAAATATAATATTATGATATACGGAAAATATTGATATACAAAAATATGGAAATGTTTAGAACATTATCGCGTAGAGAGAAACGGTCAGAGTTGATTTTGTTTATTCTTTTTATCATATACATTTTATTCAACATCAGAACACCACATTATCTTGCTTCATACGTTGACACCGTCGGAGGATACATTGTTGTTATCGGGTTATTTGTTTTGTTGTGCAAATCTGTTAGTGTGTGGGCGGTTGCCGCTCTCGGAGCTGTAGCAATGATAATATTTGTTCAGCGCTCCCGTGTAAGCACGGGAACCGCCGCGATGAGTTTGTTTTTACCCAGCGAAATTCAGAAAACCAATTATTTTTCCAATATTAACGAACTGCCTGTAACTCTCGAAGAAGAAATGGTGCATAAAATGGCACCGTTTCAAGGACACATTGACGATGATGGAACAGTCAAGCCGGTTCTTAACAATACGCACGATGCTGTGAGAGTTTAAATAAAAAACCATTAAATGAATTGATTTTAGAATTTATATATTGTAAAAATTATTACAATATATATATATTTTATAGTTATTTCACCACCTACTAGATGATATAACCATGTCCCGCCGCCTCTTCAATTGTGTTGTAGTTGACATCACACCCGTTGTGAGATAACGAGTATGGAAACGGCCTTGCAGATGGCGGAGTGGGCAAACAATTATTTTTTGCAACGCCGCCTGTTGTTATGTACTGTCCTTGTGTAGTATATCCTCCAACAAATTTGGTGGTTGGTTTGTAATACATGTATTTCTTGCCACCAATATGATAAAATTTACCTTGCAAGCACTTGCACACTTCGGCATCGGCGACGGTGGTATTTGCACTTTTGTCTGCTTCAAACTTACACGCCCCGTATTTCCAGCTGAGAGATTCAATGTATTGAGATTGCGTGTCGGTGATTCTGTAACTGTTGTCATCGTCTTTAACCCAGGTGTTTGGATATGCGCCGTGAAGGATTCCTAAATATTTTTCATCGAGCATCCCCTTTGTGTTTTTGGTCGACAGTTTTACAATGGATGAATCGTTATTGCAACAGTCCCCTGAATTTGCAATGTATTGTGGGTATGTTCCACAGCATCCGCCCCACCCTACCGGATTATTTCCTCTAAACGGTGTGCGCGTTACGTTGCTAACCATCCGAAACCTGCCCACTCCGCCAATGTTTCGGAGACACCCGTTCAACGAAAATCCATTGTGTCCCACTCCGGAAATAGGGTCTACTCGCGGATTACCGCCGCGAAATGTTTTTCTTTTCAAAGTTGCTATTGACATCTATAACTATATCTATCTATTCTTTGTATTATATGTATATTAATATAAATATTAATATAAATTAAATATAAATAAAAATATAAATGCTAAAAGGATATATAAAATTTATAATATTTTGCTAACCATTTTTAATGCCATGTAAGATAAACCAACACCAACAACTACATTCAAATAAGGATTCTTCATAATATTATCCATGCTTAGCGCGCTCATATCTGGAATTAATGTGGGTGGCGGAGTTTGATACAATATTTCTCCGTCTTCACCTGTGGGATTACACTCAATGTATATTTCATCCTTATTTCCGGAACCCGGTTTCACATTGGGTCCAGATGAATTATAGTAATAGTCTGACCGAGACACCGACGTTATCCCACTCGGAACAATCATTCCTGTAAGTTTTGCAAGAGTGGCGCTGTTGATTGTAACCGGACTCTTCGTCTTGTCAAACACAATAAAACTATACTGTCCGTCGCACGGAGAGAACGGCGCACCTCCCATATAAAAAAAATAAGGCGCACCCGGTATAAAATTCTCCAAATTATAATTTGAAACATTTACAAGCTGACTGTCATTTGTTTTTGTTTTGTCAAACGTTGATGAATATTTTGTAATTATTTCGTCTAAAATTTTTGCAGAGTTTGCCGCACTGCTTGATTGAACTAGTGGAAGCGAAACAATTAATTTTTTTCCCGCACCATCGTGTATAATCAACATTTCTGCATCTGCGGTTGAACCATTGTACGTGTGTATTGACGGTGCATATATATTTATTTCTCTCACATTGTAGCCTTCTTTATTAAATGTTACTGCAGGACTCGTTGTCGCATCATAACTTAATTTCAAATAGTTGGGAAATTGTGTCACCGTGCACGCGCTATCTTTATATTGATGCATGTACGCACAAAAAATTTCACAACTTAGCACATTTGCAGTTGTTGATATGTTAATCGGAGAATCGGAACTTGGGCAACTCATATCAAGTATTTTATATTTATTTGTATATATATTATTATTATTTTATTATTTAATTTTATTTTATATTTAATTTAATTGGTTATTTTTTTCATATTATTACATAATAATATATATATAACATAATATTACACATCTAAACACTAATAAGAAGAAATAAGAAAAAATGGCTACAGCTACAGCTCCCATGAATGATGATGATGATACCCCCCCTGTCATGCCTCTCTACCTTGCCAATGATGCCTATTATCCCGAGGCTTCAGCGCCTCCTGATGAGCCTATTTATCAATCACAGCAGCCCTCTGCCCCCCCCCTCCTCCCTCCTGGATGGGAAGAATTAAAAGAGCCATCGGGCCGGATTTATTACGGAAATCCCACCCTCCAAATCGTCCAGTACGACCTACCAGGCGAACAAATGGTTGTAAATGAATTTGGCAATATTGAAAAAGAAATTGAAAATGCATTTGACGATGTTGATTTAGCCTTAACAACGTTGGAAATAGAAGACTTGATTGGTGATATTGAACACGAGTTAACTATAATTAATAATATGGATAAAAATAAATGCGATAAACAGTGTGAAGAAGCAAATAATATGGTTGCACAAAATACAGTTGAGAACTTTTTTGAAAAAGAAATAAGTCAAATTTTCAACAAATAAACAAATAAAAATAAAGTTATATTTAAAAATTCGATTCGATTAGTAAATTATAATATTACATTACTAATATTATAATTTAGAGTATTATAGTTTATGGAAATTGAGGAATCTAATTATCAAGATACTGTGGTGTTCGCCGATATCGTAAACTCGAAGATAAATGAAAGAGAAGAACAGTCTATCGAGCTTGTTATTGTTGAGATTAAACCAGCAACGGAACCAGCAACGGAACCAGCAACGGAACCAGTAAAGGAACCAGCAACGGAACCAGTAAAGGAACCAGCAACGGAACCAGTAAAGGAACCAGCAACGGAACCAGTAAAGGAACCAGTAAAGGAACCACTGTACCTTATTAGTGATGAAATACAATTGCAAATACCAAAAAGAATTTACATTTGTCATAAAAATATTGAATGTTTAAGGATGACGTACCATAAATGGAAAACATTAAATCCAAACTATGAAATATATTTATTTGATGATTCCATGTGCGAACAATTTTTATTAACTGAATATTCAGAATTACATTGTAATGTATTTAAATTTATACCAGATGGTCCAATTAAATCTGATTTTTGGAGACTGTGTGTGCTTTATAAATATGGAGGAATATATGTTGATGCAGACATTAATCCGCTAATTCCATTAGATAATTATCTAATACCGACTTCAGATTTTGTGACATGCATCACAAAACAAAACCGGAATTTCAACCCACATTTTATTGCTTCAAAAAAAACAGAATATATACTACAGTTGTTTATTAATGAATACATTAACATGTACAATACTAAAAGACATTTATATGATTACTGGAAATGGTCAATTGTTCACATTTTTAATAAGTATTTAAATCCGATTAGAAACCCAAGAATAAATACAGTTGTCTTCAAACATAAAAAATTTCAATTATTTATCGAAACGACCAATCCTCGCTTGCGTTCACCCAATTTACATGATTATTATTGCATTTTCAATAATCTTAGGTTATTTAATTCAAGATATATAAATTATCATCCGTTTGAACATCAGTTTAAAAATGAAAATTGTGTATCACAGAATAATAACGTTAAATACAGTGCTATTTCTTATGAAATGAAAAATGTACTTATGAATGGTTCAAAAATAAATAGAAGCATATCTGGCAGACTCACAACTAATAGAATCATAAATGGCAAAAGCATAACTGGCAGACTTGCAGTTGGCACAAGCACAAGTGGCAGAAGCACAAGTGGCAGAAACACAAGTGGCAGAAGCACAAGTGGCAGAAGCAGCAGAAATAATGGGAAAAGAAATTCCAAAAAATCATTTGTCATTTTATTCAATAGTTCAAAAATAAGTTCAACCAAACCATAATCCATTTTTTTCAATATTAATTGAATGAAAAACATCCGCGACTGCACTTGCACTTTGCAATTGGTAGTACTGAAATTTGTATTAATTTTATAGATGCATCCAACATTAATATCGCAATACGCTCTGCTTCATCATCCAGTGTTAATATTAAAATACTTTTTATAATAAAGTGCAAAAAATGTAACACTGATTCTGATGACAGCGATATTTTGAAATTTTGACTTGTAGTGTAATTATTAAATAATTGAACAACCTCGTGCATAAATGTCATGAAGTGTATCGAGTCGTTCATATCTATTTTTCCATCCTCCATAATTTTTGTAAATGCATCCAAAAAAATTCCATTTAATTCTGTAACACTATTTGTAATCGATACAATTGTTTTTATATTTTCAATATCCGTCGGTGTAAATTTTGTTTTATTTTCTTCATACACTTTGAATACTTCTACATATATCACATCAGGCTGATTCAAAATTGCCCCCAACTTTACTCGAAGCGGTTTTATTGTTAAAATTAAATTTAAAATAACATTTTTTATAAAAACAAATACCAGCTGTTCATTTTCTGTGTATGCACTCATTGCATCTTTAATGTTGAGCTGCTGCTGTTGCTGTTGTTGCTGCTGTTGCTGTTGTTGCTGCTGTTGCTGTTGTTGCTGTTGCTGTTTTGGTTTTTGTTGTTGCAGTTGTTGCAATTGTTGCAATTGTTGCAATTGTTGCATTTATAAATATAAATAATTATTATAATATTTATATTTATTTTATTTTATCAAAAATAACCTTTTATATTCCCTTATTCATAAAAATTTCTTCTGCTCTTTCTCTCGAATTTATATTATTGAAACAAACCTTGTTTACATCAGACGGTGAAAATATATTTTCAATGTGTTTATAGCGCTGAATTTGCTCTTCCGTGTATGCCTCCTCAACGCACCCGTTATAAAATAAATCTGTTAGCTGACTAATCATTAGCGCGTCACACTTTGAAAAATGAACAATTTCATCCATTCTTCCAGGACGCTTAAATGTATCATCAATTTTTGAAGTGTCATTTGCGGTGCATATGATAAACCGCCCGCGCGATTCCAAAATTCCATCCATAATACTCAATATTTGACCTCTTGTTAGTCCATTGCTCGCAGTCGACGCAGTAGAACTCGCCGTTTTTTTGAATTTATTACCTTCGTCGCCTGATAACCCATCTTTTGATACAATTACAATATTATTGGGATTTAGATTCGAATTTGAGTTTTCAATGGCGGCGGCTGCCATATTCTTTTCCTTCTCTTCCTTCAAAGAAAGTGCCTCAAAAAATTTATCTATTTCATCAATCAAAAAAATTCGCTTATTTGTCGGAATATATTTACCATTGATGTAATTTCCATAGAATATATCTTCTAATTCTGTAATGCTCTTAATATTTGTCAAATCAACATCGACTACATGACGGTCCGTGTATGTCGCAATTCCCTTCATTGTCGACGTTTTACCGCAACCCGGAGACCCTTCAAAGACTAAAGTAAGTTGGTATGGAATGCCTCGTTTGTTATACCACTCTTCATTATTAACAAAGAAATCAATTCTGTTTATTAATGAATTTCTCATTGTAAAGAAACAATTTTTCGTCAAGTGCTTGTTTGTAATCAGCGGATATTCCGCACACTTTATTCCGCGAGTTTTCGTATCTCTCCATTCATCATTATTATTATTATTACTTTTTTCGCTGTTGTGTTTGAAAATGAATTTATTTTTTGATAACTCATCATTGACCGCCTTTTCAAATTTTTCTTCGCACATTTTTACAAACTTGTGAATATAAGTAATGTCATGCTCGTACGTTTTTACCGAACACGACACATTTGTAAATTCCAATAAAGATTCATGGTCCTTGTTGTTTGGCAACTTTTCACTCGACAGTTCAATGTAGATGTCGGGATACAATTCAAATGAAACGCCTTCTTCATTCGGAACATACGTTTTTACTTGTGTGTCTGTCGCAACATCAACCATCTCACAATATTTTATATTGTACGTATTTTCCACCTTGTAAGAGTTATTATGCATGTAATTAAAAATATGCATCATTGGCGGAGGATAATCCACATACGTTTTAATTTGGGTGTACCCGCTGCTGTACTTGAAACCAACATACGCAATCATTTTTCTTGGAGTCTTATTTGTCACATACAGCCATAGTTTCGACACTGGATAACTCTTTATTTCATATAGTTTTTTTAAACAATACTTTAAATTCATACAAATCACGGCATTGTATGTTATGAAAATAAAAAAACCAAATAATAGTGTGTCTACCCATACAGTCCCGGTTTTCAATTGTTGCATCATGAATATTTCTGCAAATGCCGTTTTGATGTCAAATGTCATTTTATTTTTTACTTATTTATGGTTTACTATCTGATTTCGTGTTAAGATGTTAATGTTATTACAATTTTTCTTTTATATACATTTAATTAATACATTGTGCCGAACCGAAATTACAGGTATTCCATGACAGCATTATCATATATTGTTGCCCGAAATGCGTCCTTGTATCCTTCAACATACACCGTGTCGCCATTATATATGTTATCGCAACCATACTCGCTGGTGCAACTCTTCTTTCTAAATGAAATTGGAAGTTTTACCGAATTGTTTTTATCGCTCATTGTGTAAAATTGCCACTTGTCTCGATTTTTTTGTAAAGGACGCCCCATTAGCGGCAGCATTGTCTCCTTTCCATTCACGCGCGTTAAAAGTCCCACCTGCCTATAATTCACATTTACCGGCGGTCCTTGCGTTCGAACATTGATTGGAACCGGAATCACCGCGTCATGATAGCGGTCGTCGCGCAACGGCGGAGCATATGGATTTTCTAAAACGTCGGGAAGGGGCATCGTATAAAAGGGCGAATACATCCTTTGCATAGACGGCATGCCACTGTTGCCGCCGCTGCTGCTGTATTTAGAATATATCATGTATGCTATTAACGCACCCAAACTGATTACTAGTACAATCGTTGAATTCCTTATGCAAAACATATTTGGTAAACAGTTTTGAACCAATTTGGATTTATTTTTCATGGACTTGGTATTGGTTTATTTGTATATATAATAGATTTATTATATTTTATAAATAAATAAATGATATTAAAATATTAAAAAGATTGCCATCTAAAATATAAATAAAAAATATTATTATATTCCATATTCCAAATATTCCATATTCCAATGTTACTTTATTTTGACGATTATGATACACCGTGTCCAGTATGTGAGGGTTGTTTTACGCGGTTATTTCATAAAATAAAGAATGCAGTTTGCGGTAAAAAAATAAATAAATATCAAACAAAAAGAAAAGATTTGAATTCTCGACTGATTTTAGGAGATGATTATTAAAATATTAAGATTAATAATAATATTATATTAATATTATATATAACTATTATTTACAATGACAAGTACTAAAAAATATAAAAAATCTAAAAGTGCGAAAAGGCGTACGCACAGTCGAATGAGTTCAAGTAAAAGACGGGCAGAATTATACGCTAAAAATAATAAACGAAACAGCATTATTCGCAATATTAGAATGGGACGTTCAACATTTACTCGCTTGGGCGGTGGCAGTTACATACGCAGGGACGGCGGATACACGAATCAGCAGCAGGGAGGTGGTTCGCAATTTGTGGGTTCTCCGTGGACTGTTTCTAATAATCCAAACACCGGTAACTATTTTGCTCCAAGTCCGCTCGGAGTCGGAACCGGACTCGTGTCGAAAATCGAAGATGGACAACCACTTAGTCATGGTGGCGAAAGGTGGCCAACTCAACTTGGTCCCCAACTTGCCAAATTAGGAGAAATGAAAGGTGGCGGTGGCGGCGGCAGAAGCAGAAGAAATGGAAGAAGAACAAAAACATCTCGTGGCGGTGGAGTTTTCGATGATATTAAGGGGGTATACAATAATGCCGTTTCGTCAGCAACCGAATTTAGTTCAAGATTGCAAGGAGTTAAACCACCTCCAAGTTCTTATTCGTGGGACCAACCCATCGGACGCAGCAATATTTGATATATTTGACATAATTGCTTTTAGGGAAATATAAATAAATATAAATTTAATTATTATTTATTTATATTTTACATTATATATAAAGATAAATACACTGATATGTCTCTTTGCACTCCCGCCTTTATATATATTTTACTCTCATCTATTGGAATTATAATTCTTGCGTACCAAAATTATGGAAATCAAAATTTATATTGTGTCGGAAATGTAAATTGTCCGGTCCAAAGCACAACTCCAATTTTTGTCGCAAAAATATTATATGTTTTCTTTTGGACATTTATTTTAAACACTCTTTGCAGCTATGGATATTATAAACTTTCATGGTTTATTTTATTGTTGCCGTTTATTTTATTTTTTGTTGTTGTATCAGTTATGGGGCAAATTGTAAGCAGACGCACCACCAACACGAGCGGAAGCGGTATCAACTATATGGGACAAGGACAGCAACAGCAACAGCAACAGCAACAGCAGCAGCAGCAGCAACCATATTATACTTACCAGCAACAAGCTGCGGCGCAACAACCACAACCACGTATGCAACAGTACCAACAAGGTAACGATGTTGCACCACCAGGCTCAGAACAAACACATTGGTTTACTGACCCCGGTTATGCGGGAAATCGATATAATGCAGATGGCAGCGGAGGACAATATTCATCTTATGCTGACTATGACCACGCGCTAGACAGTAGAACGAAACAAATAGATAAAGAATCTAAAGAAAGAGGAGGAGGTAAAGCAACCTATCATTATTAAGGGGATGGATGGGAATAATATACTTCTCTCAAATTTGTTTATAAACTAATTTACTATTTTATACATTAGTTTATAAATTATAAATATTATAAGATATTAATAATAATATTAAAATAATAATAATAACAATATATACATTACAATTCCATGTCAGAGAATAAAAAAAAAGTTGTAATAGAAGAATCGGCTCTTTCAGGAGAAGGAGAAGAAGGAATAACGGAAGGAGGAGAAGAAATGATGGAAGGAGGAGCCAAAAAAGTAAAAGAAAAAGAGAAGGAGGCAGCAGCAGCAGCAGCAGGAGAAGGAGAAGGAGAAGGAGAGGAAGAAAAAAAAGAGGAACAAGAAGACAAACCTTCATCTCCGAGAAAATCAAAATCGCCGCCTCCATCACAACCTCCGTCTCCATCAAAACAAAAAAAAATGAAAGAAAAAAAATCTGACAAAAAAAAACTAGGTTTAGATGTCGGTGACCAGGGAGAAAAATCATCAGTATCGGCATCTGACGAAAATGAAATGAGCCAACTATTAAATGAAACAATTCCATGGAATATTATCGATAAACTTTTCAGTGACAATCCCAATATTTTAGTCGCACATCAACTGGATTCGTACAATGAATTTATTTCAAACGGAATAAGTCAAATATTTAAAGAACACAATCCAATCGTTTTTCAAAAAGAAAAAAATCCGCAAACAGATGCATACAAACATATTTCACGATTTTATCTGGGAGGAAAAACTGGAGATAAAATATACTACGGGAAACCAGTTATATATGATGAAACAGGAACAACTTCAAGAGTTCATTACATGTATCCGAATGAGGCGCGTTTAAGAAATATGACATATGGCGTAACAATTCATTATGACGTGGACGTTGAATTTGAGCAACAAGAGCAAGAAGAGCAACAACAGCAACAAGAGCAACAAGAAAAACAGGCGCCTGACGCCCTTGTTTCCGTCTCCACTAAAAAAAATATAAAGACGGTAACGCTTCCGCAAATACTCTTGGGCAAATTTCCAATTATGGTTCATTCTAATTTGTGCATACTGAGCGGTCTTCCAAAAGACGTAATGTACAACATGGGCGAAGACAAGAGCGACCATGGCGGATATTTCATCATCGACGGAAAAGAAAAGCTAATTGTCAGCCAAGAAATATTTGCAGACAACATGCTTTACACCCGAACTCGAAGCGCCGATGATAAATACAGCCACTCGGTTGAAATTCGCACGGTTTCGGAAGACACGTCTAAACCCGAACGTAAATTACGAGTCTACATGGTGGCTCCCACGCCGCGATACAGCAATAATCAAATCGTTGTTGAAATACCCAACGTTAAAAAACCAATTCCGCTTTTTATTTTAATGCGCGCACTAGGCGTAATATCCGACTATGACATTATCGAAACGTGCTTATTAAACATGAAGGAAAATAAAGATTTGATTGAGCTTTTTCGTCCCAGCGTGCACGACGCAAATAAAATATTTACCCAGCGAGCTGCCATTGAATACATTGGAGTTTTTATCAAAGGGAAAAGCGTGATTCAAGCGCAAAATATTTTAATGAATTTCTTTCTGCCGCAAATAGGTGAGCTCAATTTTCAATCCAAGGCATTTTTCCTTGGATACATGGTGAATAAACTGGTGCGCTTGAAAGCAAAAATTGACATTCCAATTGACAGAGACAGTTTGAAATTTAAGCGCATTAAAATCCCTGGAAAAATGCTTCACAGCTTATTCAACGAATACTATGCGCAACAAATAAAACGCATTCGAACGCTGCTCGATTTCAAATACAATTATAATTATGCCGTGTATCAAGAAAAATTTGTCGATATTGTAAAGGAATACGACGACATTTTTAAAGACCGCATCGTTGAAGACGGTCTGCGGCGCGCATTCAAGGGAAACTGGGGCGGAAGCGAATTCACCAAAGAAGCCGGAATTGTTCAAGATTTGAACCGTCTTTCTTACAACTCGGCAATATCGCACCTCAGAAAAGTAAACCTGCCGCTCGACGACTCTGCAAAAGTCATTAAACCGAGGCTCTTACACGGCTCCCAGTGGTGCCTCATGGACCCGGTCGACGTTCCGGACAGCGGGCTGCAAAAACATTTTGCCATTTCAACCCACGTTACAAACGGGTGCAAAGGAAGCGACATGATACGGTGGCTTCTAAATGAACCCGGAATAAATCTTTTGTCGTTGGAAAAGTATCCGAAGGATTTTTTGTATTACCAAACAAAAGTTTTTGTAAACGGGAGCTGGGTCGGTGTCGTGTCCGAACCCGAAGACGTCGTGCATAAAATCAAGACGTGCAGGCGATTATCCATGATTCCAATATACATTAGCTGCTCGTGGGATATTCAAATGCGCGAAATTAATATTTTCACAGATGGCGGCAGACCGTGCAGACCCGCGTACTACTACGACCCTGCAAAAAAAATGTACGCTTTTCAGTCGAAATCAATTCTTAAATTATTGACAACTCGTAAATTCTCTTGGAAATATATCGTCGGCGGATTTGGAATAAAACAAATAAATCACAATTCATTTTTTACAACTACCGACATGACAAACATTGTTAAACTGTATGATGACGTGCCTGAAAGCATAACATTTGAAAAAATGATGAACCGCGCGGCTGTTATTGAATACATTGACGCGTCGGAAGAAAATAACGCGTTGTTTGCATTTCGCCCCGACGATAAAGTTAAACCGGGTTCCGCACAATTTACGCATTCCGACATTCACCCGTCGCTCATGTTTGGAGTCATGGGAAACTTGATTTCCTTTCCCGAAAATAACCAGCTGCCGCGCAACGTGTTTTCGTGCAGCCAGTCTAAACAAGCCGTTTCCATGTACAACACGTCGTTTCTCCAGCGCTTTGATAAAATGGGCGTCGTCTTGAACAACGGACAAATTCCGCTGGTGAAAACGCGCTATCTGAAATACTTGAACGACGAGCAAAATCCGTACGGCCAAAATCCAATTGTTGCAATCATGTCTTACAACGGATACAACGTGGAAGATTCCATTTTATTCAACGAGGGTTCCATAAAGCGCGGTCTTTTTCGAACGAGTTATTACAACATGTATGAAACCCGCGAAGAAAGCAAACAATCATCCGGCGACAGAATCGATACCCGCGTTTTAAATATGAATGATTACCAGCAGAAAAATGCAATCGCAAATGCCGGGCGCGGAGAAGGGTACGATTACAGCAACTTGGATTCAAACGGGCTCATCATTGAAAATACACCCGTAACTGAAAAAAGCGTCCTCATCGGACAGGTCGTAAGCGAGTTTAAAAATTCTAGCGGAAAAGTTGTTGACGCGTCCATTCGTCCTAAAAAAGGACAGATTGGCTATGTGGATAAAACCTATATTACCGAAGGAAGCAACCCCGACATTCCATCGCGCATCGCCAAAGTCCGCATTCGCGAAGACCGCGCACCTAACATCGGAGACAAATTCGCGTCTCGGTGCGGTCAAAAAGGAACCGTCGGACTCATTATTCCAGAGCAAGATATGCCATTCACGTCGGACGGCATACGCCCCGATTTAATCATCAACCCGCACGCATTCCCGTCCCGAATGACCATTGGGCAATTCGTCGAAACCATCATGGCAAAAGCGTGCGTGGTTTATGGCGCATTCGGCGACTGCACCGCATTCGTCAACTTGGGAAATAAGCACGAAACATTTGGAAATATGCTGCTTAAAGAAAATTACAGTTCAAATGGAACCCAAATTCTCTACAACGGAACCACAGGTGAACAAATTGAAAGCGAAATTTTCATTGGTCCCACGTACTACATGCGACTGAAACACATGGTGAAAGATAAAATCAATTTTAGAGCCCGGGGTCCTAATACCAACCTCACGAGACAACCGGTGCAAGGGCGAGCGAATGATGGCGGTTTGCGCATAGGCGAAATGGAACGTGACGGGATAATTGGTCACGGAGCTGCGCACTTTTTACAGGAATCCATGTTGATACGAGGCGATGTTTATTACATGGCGATTTGCAATAAAACCGGAATGACGGCAATATACAATCCGGACAATGACGTATTTATGAGCCCGATGGCTGACGGACCCATTGAATTCAACGACGCTCTAACCGACAATCCGAAACTGGTAAACATTACGCGTTTTGGCCGCTCGTTTAGCGTCGTGCAAATTCCTTATTCGTTCAAGCTGCTCATTCAGGAGCTGCAAACCATGAATTGTGTTATGCGAATTATCACCGAAGATAACATTAACCAGATTGAAAGCATGTCGTTTTCAAATAATTACAAGTTGTTGTCTGGAGAGAAGACTTTTGACTCGATTGACACTTCGATGAAGGGTGGTGGTAAAAAGAATGACGATAACGGCGATGACGGCGTTCAATTACTTATTTCGTCTCCGATTGATTCGAATGACTCGACGACGAATTCGTACGATGCGTTGTTGCAACAAGGCGGCGATGAAGATACGAGTATGGATAATCCAGATGTGGATATTAATGCAGATGCACAAAATGAACAAGACGGGGGCCGTACACAACCACAACCATCACCGATGACTCAAAATATTGTTATGAATTGCAATCCAAATCACGATACCAATTTGGAAGCGACTTCAACTGAAAATATGGGGAAAGAATGGATTAAAATGGTTGAGCCGGAATCAAAAAAAGAATACTATTACAATGAAAAAACCAAAGACACAATGTGGTATGAGCCGAACCCCGGTAAAGACTACGACTTGCGTCCGCCAAACGGATGGTACACGGTAACCATTGGCGGACACGATTATTACCACAATCCACAGAAAAATCTTGTCAAAATGCCTGAGGACGTTACACCGGCGGATGCCAATCCTGTCAATGAAGATGAAAACACAGGAAAAGGTTCTTCTACTCATGATGATGATGATTCAACCCCGTCCATTCTCATGGTTCAAAAAACTGATGAAGTGACAGATAATGAAGACGGGTCTTCTTCTTCGTCAGATTCATCCGGAACTAAAAAGATTATCATATAATTATAATTATAAAAAACCATTATTTTATTATATTTTACATATAAAATGTAATAAACCACCTATCAACATTTTCTATAATATCATCGTCCAAAAGTGGAAAAGTAACAAGTTGAAAAACTAAAAAGTCGTTTTTCGAGGATGAAATAGTAATATTCATAAATATTCGTAAATTTGTATGCTTTTATTTTGGTGAAATGGAGAATATGACAAAAATATCTTTTTTTATAACTCTTTTTTTAAAATCCAAAATGGACATTTATTTTTGTCCATTTTCAGAAAATAGAAAAGAATCTTTACAAAAAAAAATCGTGTTTTTTTAGGTTTTTACTTTTCATTGTTAAAAACTAAAACCTTATGAATTATGATGACGCAATAATGTTCAATAATTTGTCTGAGAGCATAAGCATTTTTTTGAAAAAGTCGTATTTTTTGGTATTTTCCGGGATTTTTTGGGATTTTTTAAATTTGATTAAGCTCTCAGAAAATATGGATACAGATTTTACACCCTTACCTTATTCAATAACAACATCAAGCATCAAAAGGTGCTTTTTCAGCGGGAAAATGATACATGAGGATACAAAATTTACACTCAGAGCATAATCAATGCGGTCATGGGGTGTAAAGTACAAAATAAAATAGCGGGTGTATGGTAAGGCAAGGATACAAAATGGTGTAAAATGATACAAAAAAATAGAACACAAACATAATTTTGTCTCAACATCGTCCAAAAATGCATATTTACACAAGTTGAAAAACTAAAAAGTCATTTTTCGAGGATGAATTTATAATTCAATAATATTTTATTATTATAGTAAACAATAATAGAAATATAATCTCACTATTGTTTAACAAATAAAAAAAACAACAATTCAATAATGATTTATATTTGTGAAAAATGTAGTTTTTCATGTGTGCGAAAAATTGACTATGATAGACACTTGGTAACAAAAAAACATAATAATGATAAAATAAAAGTAAAATATACATGTGATAGTTGTAGTAAATCTTATTCGTATAGAGAAGGTTTATATAAACATAAAATAATATGTGGTATTAAAACCAATAATGATAACAATAATGAACAAATCAAGTTTAGCAATCAAATCATAATGAAAATATTGAAGGATAACGAAGAGATGAAAAAAATCATTATCGAACAAAATCAACAACAAACGCAAATAATATTACAGCAGCAACAGCAACAGCAACAACAACAGCAGCTTCTAGAAATGTTGCCAAAAATGTGCATTGGAAACATTATAACAAATACGACAAATAACATAAAACAGAAATTTAATTTGAATTTCTTTTTGAACGAGCAGTGTAAAGATGCGATAAACATGTGTGATTTTGTTAAATCTCTCAATATTACATTTGATGACTTGAATGTCACCAGAGATAAGAGCTTGGAAGACAGCGTTGGCTCTATATTTTTGCGCGGACTAAAAGAATTGGATGTGTTCAAACGTCCCATTCATTGCACGGATGTAAAAAGAGATGTAATGTATATCAAAGAGGAGGATAATTGGAAAAAGGACGAAGGCAATGAAAAATTAAAAAATTCGATTAGTGAGGTTTCAAGAAAACAGGTAAAAACATTGAAAGATTTGAAAGATTCTGACCCGGAAATAAAAACGAATGAAAATAAACGTGATGAATTTATTTTAACAATGAATCATGTGTGCACGCCGATACCGGATTCCGGTGAAAAACGAATCATAAAAACAATATCAAAAGAAGTGATTGTTGCTTGAAATCTTGAAATGTATAGTTTAATATTTGATTATTAATAAAAATGAATCAAATATTTATTTTTTTTATAACAACGTCACCAATAGGGTTTGAACCTATGACCTAACGGTTAACAGCCGTTCGCTCTACCAGCTGAGCTATGGAGACCCAGCACCCCTTGCCAGACTTGAACCGGCGACCCCCAGCTTAGAAGGCTGATGCTCTAATCCAACTGAGCTAAAGGGGCTATATACAAAAAATACCGGCAACCCGTTTCGATCGAGTGACCTCGGAGTTATGAGCCCCGCGCGCTTCCTCTGCGCCATGCCGGTTAAAGTTGCTCTAGTGCCTTGAATGCACCGGTGCGATGTGTCATGGATTACCTCCTGGGGGTTTTGATCCGCCGACCTCAAGATTATGAGTCTTGCGCTCTGCCTCTGAGCTAAGGGGGTTTAAAGTGGTGTCTAATGTGTAGACGAGCGCCGCTTCTGTAAAGGGGCGAAGTGTAATGATACCGGCAACAGGTTTCGATCCTGTGACCTCGGAGTTATGAGCCCCGCGCGCTGCCCCTGCGCCATGCCGGTTTAAAGTGTCCATGTGTAGACGGGTGCTGCTTCTGCAAAGCAACTGAATTGTAATCATACCGGCAACAGGTTTCGATCCTGTGACCTCAGGGTTATGAGCCCTGCGCGCTGCCTCTGCGCCATGCCGGTTTAAAGTGTCCATGTGTAGACGGGTGCTGCTTCTGCAAAGCAACTGAATTGTAATCATACCGGCAACCCGTTTCGATCGAGTGACCTCGGAGTTATGAGCCCCGCGCGCTTCCTCTGCGCCATGCCGGTTTATTTGAACTGAAAATTATTTTTATTCCAGCCAGGATTGGAACCTGTCATCTCGTGTTTGTAGAACCGGTGTTATTTCTATTGCGCTATGCGCCATCCGGACAATCTACGAATGATGGAAGTGTTATTTCCATATATTAACATAAGATAATTATTTAAGCCATTTTACTTAAATAATATATAAATTAAATAATAAATATAAATTAAAATTAATTGAAAGAATGTCCTAAATACTATATTTTTTTTTTACTTTTTTTGGAGAAGAAAGAGGAATAACAGCAGCAGCAGGAGGAGCATTAACAGCAACAAGAGCGCCAACGGCACCAACAGCAGCAGGAGCGTCTTCAACATCGACAAATTCTTTATCAGATGAGTCATAAAAATCGTGTGCAACTTGAGAAGCGTCTAACATTTCAGGACCATTTGCATATTGTATTTCCGAGTCTATCCAATCGTTCAAGCCTATTTGTAAACGGGGAAAATAATCAGTCTCACCTATTTCTTTCAATATTTCTTTAAATTCTTTTATAACATTTTGTTTGAAATGTGGTGGAACAAATTGATTTTTATTCGGATTTTGATTTTGAAAAGGATTTTGATTTTGAAAAGGATTTTGATTTTGAAAAGGATTTTGATTCGCATATATGTATCGTGTTTGGTCTCCATAAATAGATTGTTCCAATTCCCTGCGAAGCACATCATCTTGTAATGTTAACTTGGAAATAATTTTTTCTTGAATGAGTGCAAAAAATATGTCTAATCCTTCATTATAATCTTCTTCGCATTCGGTGTATAATTTGATAACAATTTTCCGCGTTCTTCTCACGAGAGATTGAAGCTCTTTAAATGTTAGTGACGGATTAATAATAACTCCAGAAATTTCACCACCATCGTCGTATGTGTACGTGAACATTTCGGATAATATTTCAAGTAATAATGAGCGGTTTTTTTCAGATTTTTGAATCATAATTTTTATATTCTTTATGTAGTCAGAAAATAATTTTTCTTTGGTTGGATTGCCTATAACGCCGGTTGAATAAATTCCGCTCCGCACATCGACATTTAGCTTCCGAATGTCGCGTTCATCGCGGTCCTTGTAACGATAACTGTCGTCCTGGTAGTCACCAAATGCACCCCCGCGAGACTCGCTTCTTGAACTGCTCCTGCTGCTGCTGCTGCCGCTGCCGCTGCACTCAACGTCTTTACTGTACACTTTAAGAGGCGCTTCAAGAAGATTAACACCGTTGGGCGCATTTTGTCCCGTAAATGCTTCATAAAGATATTTGATATCTTCCGTAGAATCGTCGCCGCCACTTTTAAATAATTTTAAAAGTGAATTTATTCCAGGTAAGTCTACTATTCGCAATACATTTCCTTTCTCAGAAATATTCGTTGCACAAACGTTGGGTCCAATTGTAATGTCGCCCTCGCTGTTTTGAATCAACTGGTTGTTTATTAATAATTTCAACCTGGATGAACAAAAATCAAGAGAATTGGCATTTTTTTTATCAGAAGAAGAAGCACCAATTTCAAAAGATGGATTAATTGTGCTTACAATGCACGAAAATAAGTGTGCAAATAAAACATAAAATTTCGCAATTTCGTTGCATTTGTTTTTAACGTTGTGTATTTTTTGTGGAGTTGATGTTGACGGCATACGTTTTCTTGTTGTGGGGCTACGAGTACGAGCGCGAGTTGTTGACCTATTTTCTCCTCCTGTTACTTGTTCTCCTTCTTCTTCTCGTTCTTCCTCTCGTTTTTTTTCTTGTTTTCGTTCAACGCGCTGAGGTAGTTGATTTTGTGGCTCCTGGTTTGCACTTGTTTCTAATTTGAATTCATTTTCATTTGATTCAGGGGTTTTATATTTTTTCATTTCATATAATTTTTTTCTCAGTGATACAATGTCAATTGATTCTTTATTTTTTTTAAACACGTCTGATACTTTTTTTACCAGTTTGTTGCAATATTTTTCATCTCCAAGTTTTGTCATGTCTGTGAAATCGGAGTCAAAAATAAGATTCTTGGCAATGTAATCAATTTTTGTTCTCAACTCTAAATTTGAATTGGTAATTTGTGTTGTTAAAGCTGCGCCCATGTTATTAATGTTATTATGTTATTAATGTTATTAATGTTATTATATATATTATATATATGCTATAATTAAAATATAATTAGATTAATTGAATATTATTTATTTTATTATTATTTATTTTATTATTATTTATTTTATTATTATTTATTTTTATATATAATAATAAAAATTGAATTAGACATAAACTAATATTATTTATAGCAAAAGCCAAGACGGTCCCACCCACCATCCTGATTCATCACATTATTATTAATGTCGACGTTGTTAACTTCAGTCATTGGAACCGCAGGTCTTCCTCCAACTCCCTCTATAGTAGGGGGGTTAGAAGGGGGGCGCATGTCCCCATTGAATAAACACCATAAAATAACGAAAAAAAATAGACATGATTCTAAATCCACTAATCAATATAAACAAGATTTATGGAAACAAATTGATTCTAGTTTTATAAATGAAGACTGTGAATGCGGTCAACAGACAACAACAGCATCATCGGGAGCAGCAGGAACGGCGCTGGAGTGCGTCTACAGAAGCAGCGGTCAGCGAGAACATTGCGATTCGTGTTGTTCGATTGTGTGTTTGACAGACGACGGATTTTTGACGTGCACGAATCAAAAATGCGGAATTGTTTACAAGGACATATTGGACCATGGTGCAGAATGGCGCTATTATGGCGCAGATGATAACCAGTCCAGCGACCCAACGCGCTGCGGAATGCCGGTAAATCCGCTGTTGGTCGAATCATCGTATGGGTGCAAAGTTTTGTGCGACGGCGCGACCAGCTACGAGATGAGAAAATTCAGGAGATACACGGAGTGGCAATCCATGCCGTATCGAGAAAAGTCGCAATACGATGAATTTCAGTGCATTACAATCATTGCCCACAACGGCGGACTTCCTAAAATAATTGTGGACGAGGCGCTAAGGTACCACAAAAAGATTTCCGAATTCAAAACGTACAGGGGTCTAAATCGAGATGGAATTATTTTGGCGTCCACTTATATTGCCTGTAGAAAACACGGCTGTCCAAGAACGATAAAAGAAATTGCAACCATTTTTAATTTGGATAATACTAGCGCGACAAGGGGGTGCAAAAACGCGATTACAATTATAAATGAACTAGAACATGAAATGGCGAATTCAGACAAGACGAGTTTTAGTAAAACTAAACCGGAAGCATTTATAGAGAGGTATTGCAGTCGACTCAACATCAACGGCGAACTAACAAAATTGTGTCAGTTTGTTGCTACTCGAATCGAGAAGAATAATTTGATTCCGGAAAATACGCCGCATTCTATTGCTGCAGGAATAATCTACTTTGTTTCTCAAACGTGCGGGTTAAACGTCTCTAAGAAGGATGTAAATCGAATAACAGAAATTAGCGAAGTGACTATAAATAAATGTTACAAAAAACTGGAACAATTCACAGACAATCTCATTCCAAAAATAATATTAGAGAAATACAAGGGGGGGCAGACTCCCCCCCTTTAACCCCCTCTAGAATGGGATAATAATTTATATTTATTTTTACATTGGACAATGGGTGCAAATGTAGATTAAACCACCCCCTCTAGAATGGGAAAAACATTCCCCCCTCGAATTAGTTTGAATTGGTTAATGTATATATTCATACAATAATATATACATTATAATGAGCGATATAAATGATGTAACAAAAACGAACAACTATGAACCCGGTTCAAGTTTAGAAGAACTAAATAGTGGTAATGCAACGGTAACCGTTGTTCCAAAATTGGCATTCATTGTTCCTTATAGAGACCGTAAAGAACATTTAACCTTTTTTTCGGTATATATGAAACATGTATTGTCAGTGTATGACTCCAAAGATTACATTGTACGCTTTGTTCACCAAAAAGATGCTCGCCCGTTTAATCGGGGAGGAATGAAGAATATTGGATTTTTAGCAATAAAAAATGAGTATCCTGATGATTATCAAAACATAACATTTGTGTTTAATGACGTGGATACAGTGCCGTATGATAAAAATGTGATTCAATACGAAACACGGGCTGGAATTGTGAAACATTTCTACGGAGTTCAGTTTGCACTGGGAGGCATTTTTTCAATAAAAGGGGCAGATTTTGAAAAGACAAACGGGTTCCCGAATTTTTGGGCGTGGGGCGGCGAAGACAACTATATGCAGCATCGAGTGCTGCAGTCCGGACTAAAAATTGACAGGCGAAACTTTTTCCCTTTGCAAAGTCCCATGATTTTACAAATGGTGGAGGGAATCATGAGAACCATATCACGTTCAGAAGCAGAAATGGTATTTTATAAAACGACGAATGACGGGTTGAATACGATAAGGAATTTAAATTATGAATTCAACATTCAAGATGGTGATAATTTTTTCATTGATGTTGTAAACTTTGATACCGCTTACAATCACGCTTCAAATACTTATGAGGAGCAAAATATTCACGATGAGAAAAGAATAAAATTTAAATCAAGGGGGAACGCGGCAGCAGCGCAAGATGAGAAACAGCGCGCTCAACATCAGCAACAGCTGCTTATGGCAGCAGAAGAACAGAAAATGCGATTGCAGCAGCAGCAACAGCAACATCAGATGCGACAACAGCAGCAACAGCAGCAAATGCGACTACAGCAGCAACATCAGATGCGACTACAGCAGCAACGGCAGCAGCAACAGCAGCAGCAGCAACAGCAGCAGCAACAGCAACAGCAGCAGCAACAGCAGCAGCAGCAACAACCACCACAGCGAAATGGAATTGTAAGGACAGTTAGACGTGTAAATGGAAGAAAATTATTTTAGGGGTACATATCCCTTCAACATTTACGGCCCATACTTTTGTTTGTAAGTTTGTAAGGAGGGATATTTCTTGTCAATCTTTTTTTCTTATTATTTTGGTTTGATTTATTTGGTTTCCTTGTTTTCCTTGTTTTCCTTGTTTTCCTTGTTTTCCTTGTTTTCCTTGTTTTCCTTGTTTTCCTTGCTTTTCTTTTTGTTTTTAATTTGTTTTTTTTTCCACCCATCAAATTTTCTGGTGGTGGAGTAAAACCAACAATATTTTTTGCTAATATAGCAAGAATCGTTTTATGTAAATCGATTTGCAGTCTGGCTTTCGAGTCAGCGGGAAATGTTTCTTTATACACAGTAAATTCACGAAATATTTCCGGATTTAATCTATAGTCGTCAAATAAAAATAAGTTCAATATATCAGTTATTATAGGTATAATGTCGTTAGGGGTTTGATTATGAACAACTGCTGTAAAAAATATTAAACGTGTTGATTGACGAGTTTGTCCCGTCAGTATGTAAGATAATTGAACTGCTCTTGAAAAAAATTTTAATAGTGTTGTTATTACAAAAAAATAGAATTCACCATCTGGTATACCTTTGTTTGTGAATAATTTAGTTAATTCTTTTGTTGTGATTTGTACACATTCATTTAAACTACTTAATAAATCTGGTAATGTAAATGTTAACTCAGAAAATTCTAAAACGTTTTCAACTGTATAAACTGTGCTAACAAAACCTGGAAAAGTCACTTGAATTTCTTGTTGTGTTTGAAATTTAACATCTAAAACGTCTAAAATAACACCACCTTGATTTTTTTTTACTGAAACTGTATCGTTAGAACCACGCGAACGAACTGTGAGAAATAAATTTTCGCTTTTTCGAAACCGTTGATAAGTAATATCAGGAACATCAGGTGCCTCAACATTTTGGATTATTCCATTATTGTTAAAAAATAACAAAAAAGTACTCACAAATGTTTTTTTTAAAGACAGTGTTGCAGACTCAGGTAGGACACAACAAATATCAACATCTGAACATGGTTTATATAAACATAATCCAGCCGCAAATAAATTAGGAACTGGTAAGGGGGGGTGGAGTTTATTTACGCTCTCAATTATGGCATCATTTAAAACCGCACTCAATTGTAAAGCAGTTTTTCCAATCATCAGTATTTTATTGGTATCTCTTAAATACCGTTGTAATATTCCAACTACAATAAAAGTTCTTGAAAAAGTGTCATTTACCATCATATATTTTTGTAAATGTTTTTCTGACCTTGATAACATTGAACTTAAAATGCTATCTGGTAAAACTTTTATTTTACTTGCAATTTTATTCATTACTTCGTATTTGCACTCAAATAATCTACTAAACTCGACCATATCAATTTCGGCGACAGAAGAATCAGCAGCAGCAGAAGCAGCAGCAGCCATTGATTCCATTGATTGTTGTTGATTTTGAACGCGTTTTTGTTCAATTTCAGCAAACGTTGCTTCATATTCACTGCGTTTTTGTTTTCCAGCAGCAATAGCCCTCTCTAAAATCCGAGCCATTTCTTCCTTTTCAAGTTCTGCAGCAGCAGCCTCATTCGCAACAACACTAGCATCGACACTAGCATCGACACGAGTCAAGAGGTCGTCAATACCGGCTTTGGCGGCAGCAGCAGCTTCTTTTTGCTTACTTTTCAATGCAGCAGCAGCAATAGCTTCTTCTTGCTTCCTTTTGAATGCAGCAGCAGCATTTTGTTTTTGTTCTGCAGCAGCAGCAGCAGCAGCAGCAGCAGCAGAAGCAGCATTTTGTTTTTGTTTTGCAGAAGCATCTTTTTGTTTTTGTTTTTGTTCTGCAGCAGCAGCAGCATCTTTTTGTTTTTGTTCTGCAGCAGCAGTAGCAGCTTGTAGTTTTTCCATTTTTTTTTGGGCTTCGGTTTTTGGCGGCACCACAGGAACTAGTTGATTAGCAGCATTAAAAGCAGTTCGAGCTGTGGTTGCATGACTTCGAGCTTCACTAACGACACCTTCAATCAAGGCGACTTCGGCACGAACTTCTTGTTCACACGTTTGACTGGCTTGTAATGAAACTTCTATTGCAGCATCGGCCTCGACTGTTGTTTTGTCAGTTCTACTTTTAGCAATGACCTTAACATCATCCTCATGTAATTCTCTACATGAAGAAATTATTGTACCGACAGCCTCTTTTACTTTTTCAAAAGATTGTTCAGCTCTAGTTGCAGCCGTTTCAGATTTTGTTATATAACTTTTTGCATCTTCTAAATTACTTTTAGTTGGGTTTTTTAGAAGTTCTAACGCATCATCACATTCACTTTTCGCATCATCTCGAGAAGTTAAAATTAATTTTTTTTGTGCGTATATAATTTGTTTATTCTTCTTAATTTCGGCACCTTTAACTTTATGAACGTCTGGATTTTTAACCACAAGCTTTTTATGCTCCTCTTTTTTTTCACCGAATTTTTTAGAAGAAGGAAGTTGAAAACCTGACATCAAATCGTGCATTTTAACGGGAACCGGAAACATTGGAAACATTGGTGATGTGTCAGCAGTAACAGAAAGAGGAGTAGATTTTATTTTTGCTGGAAACATTCTTTCATAATCTTTAGGAGGTTGAGAACATTTATTCACTCTTATTATTACATGTGGAAGACGTGCTAATTCATTTGCTTTGTCAAATGGCAAGATTTCATGTGTTTCAAAAGTAGTTTCAGCAAGTTTTATCAATCTGTCAGTTTCAACATCTGCGGGCTGTGCCTGTGCCTGTGGTGGCATATTATGTAAAATTTCAATTTGAAATATCCTCATTTGTTTAACACTCTCAAGTAGAGTTTCAACTGTGTCTTTGGTAAGAATGTTGCGTTCCTGTAGATAAAGAGCAGTACAATATAGTGCATTTTTATAATCCCTTGTTTCTTGTCTAGACTTTGTGGCAATGACAAGGGCATCAAAGTCGTCGGGGTTACCGATAGCGCATCCTCCGGGGCTACTCCTCGCGCCGTCGCAGTCAATAGTTGTAAATAACAATGATTTTAAAAGTTTGCTCCACTCATGTAATAATGAAGTAAAATTCAAAAAACTATTTAAATCGTTAATTTGTGTTGTACAAAATTTTATAAAAATTTTGAATGCTTCATCAGAAGGGATTAAATCACAACATAGTAAAATTGCCACCAAAACGGCTGGATGATTCAATTCACTGTCTTCAAATTTAGCTTTAAATGAATCTACAAGAGGTTTAAATTCACTCTTATCCTCATCTTCATCTAACATTTGTCTAGCTAGCTTAATCTTTTCAGAATAATTAATCTGGAATTCTTTATCTTCATATGCAATAAATATTGGGACAAGTGTTTCATAATAACTTATTAATCCACTTATATCGGATTCATCAAAATTTTCATTATTACTATATATGTCATCTACAATTTGGACGGCAACATCACGATGCGGTTTTATACCAATGGGACCGTATGTTTGAACATAATAAAAAAAATGGTGAAGTTCATCCTTTGTTAATTGTTCTTCTGGTTGCTGTGGTTGCTGTGGTTGCTGTGGTTGCTGTGGTTGCATTGATAGATTGATGGTTAATATATATATATATATTTATTTATTATATATATTATGTGAATTTTTTTCAAACGGTTCCTAAAATCTGAAACAACCTAAAACAACGTGGAAAAATCAAAAATGTCGTCCGTTTTCGTTTTTTCTGCAAGCGCGTATTCGCTCACTCGTTTCTCAAAAAAGTTGGTTTTTCCTTCGATGCTTATCAGCTCCATGAAATCAAACGGATTGGAAGAATTGTACACCTTGTCGCACTGCAACTGCAAAAGCAAGCGGTCGGCAACAAATTCAATGTATTGAATCATCAGCTTGGAATTCATTCCAATGAGGCGACACGGCAGCGCTTCGCAAATGAATTCGGTTTCAATCTCAACCGCTTCTTTAATGATTTCTTGCACGCGCGTTTTGGGAAGGTGTTTCGTCATTTTATTGTAGAGCAGCACCGCGAATTCGGTGTGAAGCGCTTCGTCGCGCGAAATGAGTTCGTTGCTGAACGTGAGTCCGGGCATCAAGCCGCGTTTTTTCATCCAGTAAATAGAACAAAATGCGCCTGAAAAAAAGATGCCTTCAACGCACGCAAATGCAATCAACCGAGTTTGAAACGAGCTGCGTTTATCGTGAATCCATTTTTTCGCCCAATCGCTTTTCTTTTTAATGCACGGAAAATTGTCTATTGCATTAAACAGCCTCATTTTTTCTTCCGAGTCTTTAATGTATGTGTCAATCAATAAACTGTAACATTCCGAGTGTATATTTTCCATCGCGATTTGGAATCCGTAAAAAGCGCGAGCTTCAGCGAGCTGAACATCTCCCATAAATCGAACCGCCAAATTTTCCAGAACAATTCCGTCGCTAGCGGCAAAAAATGCGAGAATCATTGATATAAAATATCTTTCGTCTGCTTCGAGGGTTTGCCAATGAACGCCGTCTTTTGAAAGGTCTATTTCCTCGGCTCGCCAAAAACAATCCACTTGTTTTTTATACATTCGCCATATGTCGTGGTCTTTCAGCGGAAACATTACGTAGCGGCTATCGTCTTCGGTTAAAAGAGGTTCACTCAAAGTTGTTGCACTCGGCGTTGATTTTTTTGACATTCCTAAAATATCTTAACTTTTAATTGTAAATATTAATATGAAAAGATTTTTATATATTCTTAATAAATAATTTATACGGAAAATCTTGATTAGTTTGCCCTCTTTGATTATATTCTTATCATTTATCATAAGAAAAAAAAGATATTTTTGAACGTTTAATTACTTGTAGTAGTAATCTTTGCTCCAATTTTCCGAGTGATTTTTCAACAATTCGTCATAATTCATTTTACGCAGCTCGCCTATAAATGCCAGTTCTTCCGCGCTGACCATTTTAGTTGATGGCAATTGACCGCTATACCCATACTGTGTTTTGTACTTGTATAGAAAATTACCAAGTTCTCTATATTTTTCACCGTATCGTGTAAGATTTAGTTTCAGTTCAAGAGGTATGCATTCTTCAAGTTTAACTTGTGTGCTATTACCGAAAATATCTGTAAATGTTACAATGCTCATTTATTATTATATTTGTTATAAAGAATATTAACAAAAATATTTTTATATCATTTCATAATAAATGAATTTTCATAAGAGCATTTTGATTTTAAAACCGGATTATATTGATTCAAGTGCAAGTGAAGAACAAGATACTGCATTCTCCTTGTTTAATAGAGATGCGCGCATGCATATTTTGAAATGCAAACAGGATGAAACTAGAAATAAAATTCTAAGAAATAGGTTGTTTATAAAAAAACAATCACAATCTAATCCGCATTTAGCAGACATTATAAGAATGTATGACGATTATTATGAAGAGTTTAAAACTAAAATAACAATGCAGATTGGGGCTTTAGAGAGACTGTTGAAATATTTGAAGAATTTAGAATCATCCAAGCAAAAAACCCATTATCATCACCATCACCACCACCACCACCACCATAATGTTGAGCGGGACGAAGACGATGAATACGACGAAGATGAAGAAGACGACGAAGAAGATGACGAAGAAGAAGATGAGCAAGGTAAAAATCTAGAAGTTTCAATCAAAAAAAAAGTACCCAGCGCAATAGTGGCTGGAATAAAAAGGGACCAAAAATTAATCTTCAAAGAAATACGAAAATTGAAGAATATGTTGCAAATGAAAGGAAGTAATCGGGAAGAAAAATATAAAGAGCTTTCAAAATATATCGATAAAATTAACGGTGAAACGAATCAAACGGATAGTAATTTATTCAAAATTAAGAGGGAACAGGAACAAATTTTACAAACATTAGGTGAAATAACAAAAGATGTGAAACAAACTGATAAACTTTAGTATAAAATTGCGTTATTCATAAGTATTTGATTTCAAATATAAAATATTATGTTATTATATATTTAAAATAAAATGCCACCAAAAACAAAACGAAAAAATGATATTGGACGAAGAGAACGACGAGGATTGGGGATTCCTTCACCAGTGGCTGCTGCCGCCGACCCTGTTGACATTGGTGTAAACATTGAAGTCCCCCCCCCCCCTCCTCCTGCTGCCGCTGACCTTGAAGTTCCTCCTGCTGTTGATGCTGCTGTTGATGCTGCTGTTGATGCTGCTGCTGCTGCTGTTGAACCGAATCTTTCCGAGTCAATGGTTATGGTTACGCCTGAAGAGCAACAGGGTCAACAACAGCAACAAGCGCAACAACAGCCTTGGGATTCTCCAGAAGCACAAGAGCCTTCAGGGTATTCTCTTTCTCCCATTTCGGCAGCAGATGAGTCTATGAATCTAACCGCCTCTGATTATGAACCGCAAGGGTCGCCTAGATTTAACATGATGGATAGTAGTGACTCGTCAATGGGTTCATCACCGACTCCACTAATAAGGAAAATACTGGGTTTGAAAAAAAAGTCGCCCAAAAAGTCGCCAAAAATACGCAATTCGCCACCACCACGGCGAAAGTCATCCCCAAGACGCAACTCGCCGCGTGCGCAAACGTTTCGACGAAGAAAACTTGCTATTGATAAGCCGGAGTATTTGAAAGCAAGTCTGTCCGTTGTTCAAATAAGAAATAAACTGATGGGTTTGGCACAAGTTGCATCTAGAACACGAAAAAATTCGGTTAAAATAAATGAATACACTGAACAAATCCGTAAGATGTTGGATGAACTGAATCCTTATTTTTTATTTATTCAACAGTACATTGCAGGTCGCGGAGAAATACAGCGCGAACTGGATGCGGTAGTTGAAGATAGAAGTAAATTAATGGGAGAACGTGAGCGTTTAGTTGGCGACTTGGCAGATAAATCTCAAATGAATGCAAACAGTAAAATCCAAGAAGTTGCTGAAGGACAAATTGGTATTTTAAATGACCAAATTGGCGAATTAAATAAAAGAATTGAAGAACTCACAGCACAGTTGGAATCATCAACAAGGGCAAATCAAATGTACGAAAATATTCTGAGAGACATTCCTGCCGATATTGATAAAATGCGCGGATTGATAGATGCGGAAGATGCAACCCTGTCTGAAAATATCACAGCTCTTGGACAGGTTCTCTCCAATTTCAGCAATCAGCTGAAACAGCGCCTTCAAGACACGCTTCCTCAAGACCAACATGCAGCATTTAATGCTGCAAGAGGTGGTTCGAGACAATCTAGACAATCCAGGAAATACAGACAATCCAGGAAACAGAAGAGAATGACGAGAAAATCCAGGAGAAAATCCAGGAAATCCAGGAAACAGAGAAAAATGACGAGGAAATCTAGAAAGTAGAAAGTAGGGCAGGGTCAATAATCCCATGTATTTATATATAAAATAATGTATTGTAATATATAAATAGCATACCAATGCGATATTCTGTAAGAGAAAATAAAACAAGACGAAGACAAAATTCCAAGGTAAAAAAAATAGTTCATAATAGTAAAAAAAAAAGAAATTGTGTTATTACATTTGGTGAGAAAATTAGCCATTTAGAAGATGTTCCGGCATATTCCAACTGCAATAACTCATTTGAATCCGGGTTGAATAATTTTATTAGTTATCAAAATAAAAAATTATTTTCTGGAATGCAATGGCAGTGCGTTGAATACGCCAGACGGTACCTGATTACTAAACTTGGTGTTACGTTTGATTCGGTTGATGGTGCTGAAGATGTGTTTGCATTGAAAACAGTTGAGTCAACGGATACCGGTAAAAAATATAAATTTAAAACATTTAAAAATAATAAGAATTGCCGAATAAAAAACAATATGCCCAAAGTGAATGATGTAATTATTTGGGCAAGAAACAAGAGTGATACGCCATATGGACACATTGCTGTAATTTTAAAAATAGAAGGAGACCAAATTTACATTGGGGAACAAAATTGGGCGAATAATGCATGGACAGGGGAACCAAGGTGCCAAGCATTACGCCCCTCTGACCCCTCCTTAATTTGCAAGGGATTAAAAGGGACAGCATATTCAAGAATAGTAACGTTTAAAAAATATAATAACAGGTGCACAATTGTAGACGGGAATTATAAAATTTTGGGTTGGAAACGGGCATTGTTGAAACAAGAGAAACAAGAGATGCCGATTTCTCTCATAAATAGTCCATAAGGTTGTAGCAATGCAGCCAGGCGTTTCTTTTTTGACTCGCAATAGCGTTTCCATTTGCGCTGAATTATGCGCAACCAAAATGTTTTGTAAATTGCCACGTGTTCTTCTCCTTCAAGTTCAACACACTCTATAATTTCTAAAGATATATAATCTTTTTTTATCAAAATGCTAGTATAGTTTCTAATGACCGGGTGAGAATGATAATAATTTAAATGTCGATTTTTTAAATTCTCTCTTATGATGCAAATATCATTTGAAATTTCGATAAATTCTGCATCGTTGTGAAATTCATCATTGTGTAATGTTTTAAAAATTAAAAAATGCGATTCAATGTTTTTTGAACTAGAATCATCTTTTCCATGTATTTTTGAATTAAAAATTTCACAATATGCCAAACTATATTTTGAATTATTATTTGTACGATTCATATCCATTTATGAATTTAAATTAACTATTTTATTTAATTAACTGTTTAGAAAATTATAATAATATATATTTTGAGTTGTATGTAAATTGTTTATACATATTATTTTCTTGCGTTAATTATATATACACATATACACATATTATAAAATGGTGAACGTTCATATGAAACTTCCAAAGGTTATTCAATCCATGCTGCAAGATAAGAATGTATTGTACATTGTTGCATTTTTAGCAATTATTAATTTTTTTGGTTACATTGTATTGAGAGATAGCTACGCACTATTGATATTTCTATCGATAGGATTCATATCAACGTACTTTAGTAAAAATATGACAATTGTATTAATTTCAACTTTGATATTAACAAATTTTATTACTGTAATATCCAGAAACCTTGTAAACAGCAAAGAGGGTTTTGATGCGGCGAAAAAACCCGATGCAATTACTGATGAATCGGCCACCATGGTGGATGGTGTTGCAGGTAAACCGGCACCCAAAGCCAAACCGGCCGCAGCCAAACCGGCCGCAGCGGCATCAGTCCCTTCAGGAGTAACAGGTGCAGGAACATCGGGCAAGGCGTCAAAAAAGAAATTAACGACGACATCGACATCTGAAGCCATGACCGAACTCAGCCCGGCAACCATCAACGAAGAAGACGACCTTCCCGTAAATAATCGTGTTGATTATGCCAAAACATTAGAGACGGCATATGATAATTTAGAAAATCTGGTGGGTCAGGATGGCGTGAGAGGTCTCACGTCTCAAACAAACACGCTAATGGACCAGCAGCAAAAGCTGATGGAAAATATGAAAAGCATGGAGCCGCTTTTAAAAACGGCACAATCATTTTTAGACAAGTTTGAATCAAGTTCAATGGGTAAAATGTTCGAAAAGATACCAGGAATGTCATCAATGTTTGGCGGGGGTGGTGGTGGTGCTGCCCCCCCACCAAAAGCTGTTGCTGAATAAATAAAATACTTGATAATAAATTTAAATTTATAATTGTATATATATAATAAATAATAAATATATACAATATAAAAACAAAAAATGGCAACAGGTGACGACGTTCAAAGTAAAATAAATAATGTGAATTCTTTATTTGACAATATGATTAGTCAATATAAATCAAATCATATAAACTATCACAAAAATGTAACATTATCAATGCCAACACTAATGCCGAAGCCAACGACAACGACAACGACAACAACAACGACAAAGACAAAGATGACAACTGCAGGTCACGTTAGTTCTGAATCTCACGCAAAAGACTTGAATCATGAAGTGTTACAAAATTATAGGGTTGCTGCAAATAAACTTCTTGAACAAGTTCGGTCACAAGTGCATAAAAATTCAACCACAATTTCAAAAATTAATGCCAGCATTACACCCACTCAAAATAGTTATTCAAGTATATTAGAATTGGGCGATAATTTCAACAATACAAAATTGGCAGCAGGTGCATCCTTGGACGATTTTAATGAATTATATAAAACGACCTTTTTTAGCACTGTCATGTATTTAGTTGGGTCTGCATCAATATTATATTTAATGTTCAAACCAAAACTACAAAGTGTATGACAGGGGGGACCTAGGTTCCCCTCTGACCCCTCCTCAATTGGCAAGGGACATGCTGTCTAAAGGGACATGCTGTCTAAAGGGACATGCTGTCTAAAGGGACATGCTGTCCCTTTTAATCCCTTGCCTATGAACTGTGACATGTGACACGTGACATGTGACCGAACCGAACGAATAACTTTTTATGTTTTATGAATAGTCAAAATATTATTCAATATTATTCAACATTTAACATTAATTAAATTTTAATATATAAATAAATTTGACAAGTTTTTCTGCACATATGTTATAGTTAATAATAATATATATAACATATAGACATGTTTTTTGATAATATATTTGGAACGAGTGATAACAACAACAACAGAAGTGGGAATGATAATGAAAATGACAACGACATGTATAGTTTGAAAAACATTAGTTTGAGACAGGGCCGCGCATTTTTAAAAGACGAAAAAAAATTAAACCGCATGAATACTTATTTAGCACAAAATACTGGAAACAACAGAATCGTGGGAATGAATATTGAAGGGTTTGATTCCGTAGCGGAACCCGGTTCCCAACCTCAAGCGGCTGTAGCATCTGCAGCTGCATCTTCTACACCTGAAACCGTTTTGTCAACAGATGCGGCGACTACAACGCCTTTAGACAAACTAGATGACGCATTTGATTCAAAGATGGCTGCATATTCTAGCGCTCTTTCGGAATTCAACAAGGAGCTTTTAAAAAACCATAATTATTTTGTTGTTCAAGTAAAAACGCTTACACCAATCAATAGTTGTTTTAATTGCGACGTGTCTTTGAGCGGAACTGATTGCAGCGCCATGGGCGTTGCAAATTCAAACGGTGACGTTCGAACCGCTGTGCCGGATTCCACATCTCCAATGGCAAGTTTACTTCCGTGTGTGGTTTCAGGTGTGTCCGTTCCAGGATGGAGCGCGGACCCAAATAATAGTGGCTCTTGCATTGCAGCTCTCGGTCAAAAATGTTGCAGTATAAGCGAGTTTAAGGGGCAACCTGTGTGTGTTACGGGCTTTGGTTCTTATGATGAACGCGCGATGAGTGACTGGATTAGTGCGTGCATGACACCCCCAACTCCAGAAGAAATAAATCAAAAAATTACACTTGCAAACGAATATTGTCAGGGAAATGGAATATCACTGAATTACTGGAGCAAAAATGCCAATAATTTTGTAGTTGTAACCATACAAGACCCTGCTAACAGCATTCGCCCATTCGCGAAAATGAACAGCATTCCTGTGTGGATTATTGACACGTTTCCAAATATGCAAGATGCGAATAAAGCAAAAAGTGCGCTAGTATTTTCTCCGACGGTTGAAAAGACATTGACTTCAGCGCGCGAAGATATGTTGAATGCGGGAACTGCATTAATAAAGGCAGCATCGTCGCAACAATCAACTACGCTGGCCGATAGAAAAGCCATGGAACAAAAAATCAAGGCAGTCAAATCAAAAATATCTAAACTTGATTCTCATAAACAAACGCTAGATAAAAGCGCAGATGCAAATTCCATTTCTTCGGTAGTAAAATCAAAAATAGCTCAACTTGATTCTCATAATAAAGATAAACAAACTCTGGAGTCATTCACACCTGATTCTTTGCTCGGACAAGAAGAAGATACGCGAATTCAGTTGAAATCAAGCTATACATATTATACTGTGTGGTTTGTCATTGCCATCCTTTTAATTGTTGTTATGTTTAGCAATATTTTCATGGGCGGAAAAGAGGGTGGAGAAGGCGGAGAAGGCGGAGAAGGCGAAGGCTCATCGTTCATGTCATCAACGGCATTGACGATTGGAGTATTGGTCATGATTATATTTATATACTTTATAGTTCAATACATTATGGCTTATTTCAACATTTCAAAACCTGATTTACCTTTCGATGAAATAAATCCATTAATGTAAAGATGGGTTTCAGGTTTCCAGGTTCCTTTTACTCCCTTATTTTAGATTTATTGAACATTTAATATGTTCTCTTAATTAATAATAATAGTATACTTTATTTTTATGTATGTATATATTATTATTGTTTTATAATAAATAAATAAAAAATAAACCAACAATGGCGGCAATGATGGCATTAGGCACTTTAGAGAAATTGGCACAAAGTTCAACAGGTAAAATGATAGAGGGTAAAGTAGCGGATAAGCTGGGTATAAAGATTGCGCCGAGTTCGGCCGCTTTAACAGCTGCATCCGTTACAGCTCCCACTGTCCCGACAGCTACGACTCCGCTTTGGTCACTTGGCCCGGGACGTGATGGACGTGATGGAAAGGATGGAAAAGATGGAAAAGATGGAACCCCCGACATACAAGCATTACAAAGTGTATTAGAAAAAAACCTCCGCCTCCCCAACGTCCACCTTCCCAACATGTCCAACGTCCACCTTCCCCATCTCAATCTCCCTCACGTTAATTTTCCCCATCTCTCATCACATCTCTCATCATCATCAGCGTCAAAGCCAGGTGGTTCAAGCGACGATGAATTAACAGACCAATTTAATAATTTGCAAAAATTGGAAAATGACAAATACATTGCTTTAGATGTTTTACTTAAATCGAACCCATCGCCCGACAATATTGCTCAACAAGAAGCCATTGTCAACGACATTACCGCGATTTCAACACTTCGGTCAAAATTATTCGATACACTTTTGAACAATGCTAGCAGTCATTCAAAAGTAAATGCACAAATGAATTCCAATTTAGAAGATAAGAATAAAATTATCACGCTTCAAGAAAATGATTTGATGATAAAGAAAAGTGGTTTAGAAGCGGAAAACCAAGAAACAAGCAATACAAAAAGAATGGTTGACATCAACACATATTATCATAAGCAATATACAGCTCGCGTTAAAATAATGAAATTAGTTGTTTTGATTTGTTTTGTAATTATATTTTTCATCGTATTAATGCACCTTGGCTGGTTGCCTCAAGAACTCGTAACTGTTATAGTAGTAATCACATTATTTGCCGGATTGGTTTACATTGGTTATTTAATCAATGACATGTATCAAAGAAGCAATATAAATTTTGACGAGTATAATTTCCCATTTGATTCGAATAAGTTCAGCTCTCAATTGTCAAATTCTACAAAATCCAAAAAGGCGGCGGCGTCAACTGACCGGTCTTGCTTGTACAATTCAATTGCAGCGGAAGCCTCCACCCTAGAAGACTCCCTTTCAAGCAAGGCGACGTCACTAGAAAGTGAAATGGAAGGAGGAACACCAGACCCGTCTCAGTCGTCGTCGTCTTTGTCTTCGGCAAGCACAAGCGCGGGTGGAAGCACAGACGCAGATGGGACGACGCTTCCATCCGTTAAATCAAAACTGTCTGAAAGTTTTACACCGATGATGTCAAGAATGGATAGAAGACAATTTAGTTCAAATGATTTCCGACATCCCGCTGCATATGATTCAGAAAACAACTATGGAAAAATATAAAGGTTGAATCAAAAAATATAAGGAAAATATAAGATATATAAGATAAGATATATTAATATATTAATAAAATTGATTATTTTATTAATTATATTAATATATATTATACCAATGTCGACTCATAAAAGAGTAAAATCAATACTTGATGCAATACCTCGAAGAGACGGATATTATATGCCATCAGAATTTGAACCCCAGCGCGCAACATGGTTGGGATGGCCAAGTAATCCTGGAACATTTCGTCTTGCTCCAGCGCAACTTGCGATTGCGACTGTCGCTCGCGCAATTAGTCAATATCAGACTGTTCAAATTGTGGCGCCACCTTCCACTTGGTTGAAAGCAACTGAATATTTTAAAAACGACGAAAATATATTTGTATGCGAGGTTGAAAGTAATGATGGTTGGTTGCGCGACATTGCTCCAACGTTTTTAATAAAAAAAAATAAGGGGATAGGGAAAGGGCGTGATTTAAGAGCATTGGGATGGAAATTCAATGGGTGGGGGAAACCTAAAGAGATTAAACATGAATTAGACGCCCTTGTTGCGCTGAAAATAAGTAATTTTTTATCCACACAATTTTATAAAAATTTCAATTTTGCGTGTGAAGGTGGTTCTTATAGCGTCGACGGGCAAGGTACATTAATAACCACAGAACAGTGCTTACTTAATAAGAATAGAAATAAACATCTTAGCAAGCGCCAAATTCAAGACGTGTTATGCAAGTATCTTAATGTGACCAAGGTGATTTGGTTGCCGTTTGGCGTGTTTATGGATTACGACACAGACGGACATGTAGATAATTTATGTGTGTTTGCCGATGTTGCCAAAGTTCTATTATCGTGGCCGAAGAATTGCGGGACTGATGCGTGTCAAGACAAAGAACAAGAAAGTATATCTCTCGCGGCCATGAAAGTACTCGAGTCGTCAACGGATGCAAAGGGGCGACCATTTTCTGTTGTAAAAGTCCCACATCCACCTCCGCTTATTTATACCCAAAAAGAAATTGACACGTTACCTGCGGTAAAAGGTTCATATCAAAGAAAGGCGGGAGTAAGAATGGCGGGCTCGCATGTAAATCTTATCATCACAAATGATGTGGTTGTTGTCCCTATATTTCACTGTGAAAGCGACGAAGAAGCTCTAAAAATTGTATCGAATGCGTTTCCTAGTAAAAAAGTTGTTGGCGTTTATGCGAGAGAAATTTTGATGGGTGGAGGTAACATACATTGCATGTCTCAACAAGAACCGTTGTCCGATACGAAAACTGGTTATTTTAAAACATCCAATAAACGAACTTTGAAAAATAAAAATAAATAGATTTTTTTGTCACCACTTTACTTTTTCGTTTACTTTCAAGCAGTAAGAAGTAAAGGTGGAAATTATAATAATATAATAATATATTACTATATTATTACTGTATATTACTATATACTATACTACTGTATATTAAATTAAAATTTAATGTCGCAAATGTCTCCAACGGAATATAATATTAAGGAAGATTCGAGTCATCGCATTTTCAAAATTGCAACAACACAAATGGCGTGTTCTACTTCAATAGAAGCGAATATTAAAAAAGCAGTTAAATTGGTTCGAGATGCTGCCAAGAGTGGCGCCAAAGTTATTTTATTACAAGAATTATTTGAGAATATTTATTTTTGTTACGAACAGAATGGTAAATATTTTTCGACGGCACACAGTGTTATAGATGAAGATAAAAATAACGCGGATGGAACTGTTGTAATAAAACCGGATGCTTTTATACGCACATTTCAAAATCTGGCCAAAGAACTCAAGGTTGTTTTACCTATATCCTTTTTCGAAAAATGTAGGAAATCATATTTCAATTCACTCATAATGATAGATTCAGACGGGTCTTGTCTTGGCATTTATAGAAAAACGCACATACCTGATGGGTTTGGTTATCAAGAAAAATACTATTTTCAACCAGGCGACACGGGGTTTAGAGTGTGGGATTGTCATGTCGATAATTTTATAGTTAAAATTGGGGTTGCTATTTGCTGGGACCAATGGTTTCCTGAAACTGCTAGATGTTTGACACTTCAAGGCGCTGAAATTCTCATGTTTCCAACCGCCATTGGTTCTGAACCGCAAGACCCAAAATTAGATTCCCGGTTACATTGGCAGCGCGTAATGCAAGGACACGCGGCAGCAAATTTACTACCAGTGGTTGCGTCGAATCGCGTTGGCAAAGAAGCCACAAACACATTTTATGGAAGCTGTTTCATAACAGACGAGACGGGTGCCATTGTTGCAGAAGCGAATCAAACATCTGAAACTTTTATTACGCACAGTGTCAACATTGACAAGGTTAGATTTAATCGCGCGTGCTGGGGGCTTTTCAGAGATAGAAGGCCGGGTATGTATGACACCATAACAACAACCGATGGTTTTTATCCAAAAGATGTTGTGAAGGCCAAATGTAATTATGTTGCAGCATCCGTATCCAATAAAAGAACAAAAAAGAATAAAAGGAAGAATAAAAGGAAATAAAAACATGTTCGAATTTGTGCATTTGTTCAACTAACAATATTTATCAATATTTATCAAATGTAAAATTTTCGTCACCTGTAATTTGTTGCAAAACATGTCTTGTGTATGCGCGTGTTAGCGCACCCGTTTCATAATAATTATAAAAGCAGTCTTGCAACTTCAAATCAGGAATACTCACATTTCCTGTTTGTATAATGTTGGTAAATTTAGAAAGTATGCATTGGTATTCACATTCAGGCAAAATATTTCCAATAAAATGGCCTTTGAATCGTGGATTTGAAACAACATGCGAACCGGTATATTCAATCAAGTATTGTTTTCCGACACAAAGGTCGCGCGCATTAATTTTTTCAAGTGGAATCATTTCACAATTGGATTGATGCAATGCAATTATGATTGCACGGTTGCAACTTCGAAATATAAAAAATATAAATTCAATTTTATAATAAAAAAATTATGAAATTAATATAATATTTAGTTATTATAGCATTCATTCAAACTTCAAATATAAACACAATATCATCAATATGACAGATAATACCGCTCTTCTTCAAAGCATTCAAACAATAAATGACATTACAATGAAAGCTAATAATTCTTGTGACCAGGACTGCATGATGGAGAGACAAAAAAGTGAATTAAAAAAAGCATATTTAGATGCAGAGAGAAATGTTAAAACTGCCCCGGAAAAATTCGCTCAAGCTCAACACGATTATTTGTTGAACAAAGAGGGTCCAAAAGCATACACTAAATCGTTGGTAGAACGATATGGAAATAATGCAGACCTGGACATTCAAAAACTTAAGGATGAACACGCTATGATAATGAAAGAAGTTTCTTTAGGAATTGCGAAAATTGGGAATCAAGATGTTCAGATTGCCAATTCAACAATTTATAATGACATGTTGGTGTCGACGAAAGACCGTGTTCTTGGCGAAACGTTGAATGCAGAGCAGGGTGCCACAGTTAGTAATCGAAAAATATTTTATATGGAAAAAAGAACACAGACGCTTTCTTGGTGGTATTATTTGGTGAGAAACTTGTACTGGATATGCACGATTGTCTGGGTGCTCGTGTATGTGTTATACTATCGCCAGTTTAATACTCGGTCCATAATTATATTCGTATTAATATTTGCGTATCCATTTTTCATGGTGTGGTTATTTGTTCAGGCGCATTCATTATATAAATACATATTGAGTTTTATTCCGAGAGACATTTATTTGAATTTTTAAATAACATAATTATTTGTGGTATTTGTGTTGTGTAGTTGTTGTGGCGGTTGCATTGATTCTAAATAATTGTAAACCAACGGTCTTTTGTTTTTTAAATTAGTGGTGGTGTAAGTTGACATTCTACTTTGAGGACCATTTAATAATTCCCATTCATTCCATCCGATTTCGTGTAACGGTTGTGATAAAATCAAAATGTCTCTGGATTTATCATCATTGTAACTCCAATTTAAATACTTATTTTCAGGACCTTTAATATCAAGTATTTTGTGAAAAATTATTTTATTTTTGTGAAAATAAAATGCAAAATAATCTCCGATTTTAGATTTGTTGTATTGCCCATCAGACCACCTCCATATATTTTTGGAAATAAGTTCATTATAGTAAATCACGGATATGTGGTTTTTTTTTGATACTGAAATTGGAGTAAATGTTATTTCAAATGATGCTGTCATTTTATTATCATCATTAGTTATTTTTAAATAATATCATAATATATTATAATATACAACATATCATAATATATATGAAAAAAATAGGCAAACGTTCTGTATTATCGAAACTTAAAAGTCAATGGCAAGTTGTGCCCGTATTTTTATCGGGAATTGTACTGATTATGCTATTGATAAATGACCTACACACACCAACATCCCCTACAAATACAGTTTTATACATTGAATATTTACTTTCTTTTGTAGCAAGTTTTATATTATTTTTTTGGATGTTGTATCCAATGATATCAATGTGCAATGATTTTATTAATCCTGATAATAATGTCACCATTAACAAAAAGGTATATTTATTTTATTTTATTTATACTCTTGTGTTACTATTATCAAGTCCGTTTGCGCTTTTGAGCATTCGGTTCTTTTTACAAGATGAAAAATATATAAAAATCATTTCAATGGCTACAGTTGTGTCGACGTTGTTTAGTCTGTATTTTACTTTCGGCCTTGCAACCCATTAATGAGTGAGTTATGTTATGTTATAATTAATTGTAAATAAGTTATAAATTAATTTTTTTCTATAAATTATCTATTTGTTTATTGCGTGCACACTCTATAGTAGAGCGAACTTATGGCAGATTTGCTTGGTCTGTCGATACTGCACACTTCGCCCGGTCTCATTCCAATTGCCAATGCGACAGGGTCGTATCTTGAAATATCCGGAAGCTGCGACTTTTCCATGACATTGTATTTCTTCATCATTTCTCCAACTTCGTCGTCGCTTAAAATGGTGTGACTGGGAACGTACTGGTGATTCAATATGTTGAATTGCAAACGGTCGAGTGACAGCAGCACAATAAACCGCCCTTGTAAAAATAGTTGATTCAAAACTTGATTCATGGTTTTGATTTCTTGTTTCGTGATGATAATCAGCGTGTCTTTTTCTGTGAGAACGGTGTCATTCGCATTGGCAGAGAGCCCCGTCCCTCCGATTTCTCCGCCAACTCCTAAAACATACAAGTCTTCGATTAAGTCGTTGATGTGACTAACGCTCAATGTTTTCTCTAAATGAAATTTAACATATGTTTTTTTATTTTCTTTTTCATCATCTTTGTCTTTATTGCCCTTTTCGCCTTTTTCGCCCTTATCGCCCTTTGATTTTGACCCCTTTGATTTTGGTTCTCCTTTTATTTCAACCAACATGTCGAGTTGTTTGTGAGTGTACATGGCATTGACTTCATTCACGCCGAAATTTGCGTATCCTTCCACTTCATACCCTCTTGTAGAGAGTAGCTCCAATAGTGTTTTCCTTGCAGTATAAAGTCGAGATATTGTTTTGCTTGCATTTGCCATCGTCTTTTTTTTGCGTGGTCTCTGATTTAATATGATTTAATATAAATATATATTATTGTAATTTTAATTCAATTTTTTATTTATTTATTTAATGACTGAAATAAATAAATAAAAAATATTTTAATTATAGTTTTTCAACTTTCAACATTATTGAATATCAACATGGGTTAAAAAGTGGCGCCTGCAACACATTTTGGTAAAGCCAATGTCATCAAGCACTTGTCCCTCGGGTGTCTTTTTTATATTATGCCTTGTTAAATAAAGAACCTTGTCAATGGCTACATCGTCGCCACCAGGCTGTTCTTCAAGTTTCTTCTCTCGAACTTTGTTCAGGTAATACCTATACTTGTCGGCAATTACTTTTCCGCACGTTACGCATTTCACCGGGATTATCATTTCTATAAACGGTTGACTGAACTATACTATTGATATAAGTCTATATATATATTTATATCAATTTTTATTTTATTCGAAAATGTAAAATAATAAATAATAATTATTTATTTATTTTTCTATGACTTTGTCGGCGTTTTTTGTTTGTATTTTTTTTGAAACTATATCTCTTTTTATTTTTTTGATATTTATATTTACTTTTACTATGTCGTCGTCGCTTTGTTTTATTTTTACTTCCGCCTAAGTTCCTATCGTTGAAATAAATATCGTCTAATTCCTTCATCATAACATCTGTCATGCCATATGTTCCTTTACTTCTCACTGGTTTTTTTTGGTTTGATAAATAAGGAGAAGGGTGTGGTCTATTTACTGAATTTTCTGAAGTTAATCTAGAACCATCGGGATAATATGTGGTGCTTTGTCCATACTCAGTACCGCGGTTAAAATTGCTATCGTAACTCTTAGTACCATCATCATCTCTATAAAATCCACCTCTTCCGTGAGGAACAAAAACCGTCAATCCATCAACAGTCGGATGGTATCTCTGTCTTAATTCGCCTTTGTACGTGTCACTCTTCCTATCACCTTTTCCATAGTAAATCTCGCCAGTTGGTAAATTGTCGTTTACCCATATTCCTTTGTAAGTAGTAACATCTACTCCGGCATGTTCACCACCGACCCGAGAGGTCATCGTGCCTTCTCCATTCTTTTGGTTGTTTGACCAATTGCCAGTATAAACTCTTCTACCCATGTGAGAGGTCGACGTACCTTGTCCTTCTTTGTTGCCGTTTACCCAATTGCCAACATAAGTGTCACCATTCCTATATGTCATAGTGCCTTTACCATTTTTTCTTCCGTCTTTCCAGTCGCCTACATAAACATCACCATTGGGATAATTTTTTCTGTGGTTTCCATCTCTTAAAAAAGATTCAAGTTCAGCCATGGCAGGTTCTTTTTTATCTAAATGAAAATATTCAATTATATTATAACTAAGTATTTTATTTTATTCTAAACACTTGCTTCCTGTCCCCGCATTTCCCTTGTAATAATAACAATCAATATCTATTTTTTTATCGGCATCATCATATTTGAACGTAATGCCACTTTTATCACCGGCGCGACATTTTCCGTCGGGATTGTCGCTTGTAACCGCCCATCCGCAACAATCTGTGTTCAAACACGACGATTTTTGAAAAACGCCGCACTCACTGTCGAGTTCGGTCATCGGGCTGTTTTTTGACGCGTGCATTTTGCAAAATCCGGATTTTAATTTAGTTTCGAGGTCGGCGGTTATGGGGGGGGTTATTAAATCGTTTTCTAAACCCGCGTTGTCGCTGCTGTCGGTCGTCATTCCTTCAATGATGACTGTTTTAGACCTGCTCATAGGTTGAGAACTCAAGTCAATTTTTGTCATTTTCATGTAAACCAGTATTCCAAACATGATGATAATTATTCCGAAAATGTATGCGAAATTATTGTAAACAAATGTAAATATCAACACGACGAATGATAATAAATATGTAAATATATTGTCATATTCTTGAGGCTGTTCTTGTTCCATTTTATAATAATTATTTGACACTTGTATATAATTATATAACATTATTAATCAGTTGAAATAATTATATTTATTTATTTATTGATTTCGTCCTCCTTCTTTTTGTTCTTGTTGCATTCGTCCTTGATTTATTTGATTTCAAGGTGGGAAATTTGTAGCTCACAAAACATATCGCAGTAAATACCGACCCGTGTTTTTTTGTCACCTTTAAATTCTCATACTCAAAAATTGCACCTGGATGAATTTTATAACCATTGTCTGTGACATTATCCTTGTACATTATAAGATTACCGCCTCCTTTTAATTTCCCGTACCCTCTTCTCTCAATGATGCCGGTAACAGATTCGGCTAAAGAAGCTTCGGCATCTTCTTTTGTTCCTGAACCTGAATATTCTACAGCAAAACCACCTAAATATTTCCCTTTGGGGTCAATGACGGATGTTGTCATAACAGCGGCGCTTATTTTTGAACCTTTTTTGCCGTTTGATTGCGCTTTAATGCATTCAAGCACTTCGCCCCACTGAAGTCGTTTCAGTCCCTCTTCTTTTGAGATTTGTTTTGATTCGGTCGGCATAACGCTCGTGTATTCAATCACGTTTGCATTTTGGATTCCCGCTTCAAATAACGCGGCATCATAAGAACCGGTTTCATACGGTAGCCCTTCTGACCCAGCATCTGATTCTCCTTTTCCTTTTGTCATGAAATATTCATATGGAACCCTGTTGCCTAAAATTATCATAATGATGAATTTTTGTATATATATATGAAATATAATATTTATAAGGTATGTTACATATTATTTGCCCATTCGTTAAAGTTAGTTTCAGGGGAACCCTGTTTCCCTAAGAATATATCCGTCGGCACCCGTCGTTAAAACGCGCTTCAACTGTTGACCACCACCGCCACCCGTTTCATGCATTTTTAAATGGCACGACTCACAAACTGTCATCAAATTCGCAGGATGATTTTTATGAAAATGCTGAATAAAATTCGCTTCATCGGCTTCTTTTTGGTGCTGCAAATGATGCACTTCTTCGCCCAAGTTCTGTTTGCATAATTCGCACATTCCTTTTATTTTATGCGCGTTGAAGTGACTCGGCTTAAAATTTAAATCTCCGGCTTGTTTTTTGTCGCGATATTTCAGCCGAATGTCGTTCGCCATTTTCAAGAAATCGTCGGGCAAGTGCAGCGACTTGCACACTTCCAGTCCGTACATGCTCGGTCCAGCTCCGTCGCGCAACTTTCGGTCATATATCAGCACGTCGTGCGCCCTGTCATATGTTACTGCCATGTGTTTTGTAACAAGGCCGCCGCCGCCGCCATCATGTTGCATTTGCGCAATTTCTTCGTAGTCAACAATTTCGTGCATGTGGGTGGCAAAAATAAAACAACTTTTTAGCGCGTGCAGCTTTTGTAAACCGGCAACAAAAATACTGATTGCCGAGTCGATTTCTGTCCCTGAACACAGCTCGTCTCCTAAAATCAAGCTGTTTTTGTCGGCGCATTTTAAAATAACCCGCAGTTCCGACATTTCCACCGCGAATGTAGACATGCCTTTGAATAAATTATCGTTTCCCAATATTCGCGTCATGACATTCGTGTAGGGAGAATACGTAAATGATGAACACGGAACATATAGCCCGGATTGAGCCATAATGATACAAATTCCTACAGCGCGAATGAGACTCGTTTTACCCACGGCGTTTGTTCCGTAAAGCAGCATGCCGCGCTCACCGAGTCCTAGCGAAATGTCGTTGCAAACATACAGCTCGTCCTCATTAATTTGCTCGATTAAACAGTGGCGAATGTCGCGCGCGTCCACGAATGAGGCTGCTGTTGTTTTTTTTTCTTTTTCACCGCTGTTTTGTTTTATCGCGGGTTTGCAATACTTGTACGTGCACGCAATGTGCGCCTGGTTTTGCATCAAGTCAACATCAGTCACAAATGAAATAATCGTTTGAAATGACTCTTGATATTCCTTTAAACCGACCACAAATGCGCCGAAAACAACCCCGATTTCATCCCGAATTTTACCCCTCGTTTGACTAATGGAGCTACACACGCCGTGTATTTTTTCATGAATAAACGTAACAGTGCTGCTTCCCGCCTTGACAAATTGTAACAACGATAGGTCAAAATCGAATGTTTTCAATGTACCGCAATCAATTGATTTGTAACTCAATGTGGAAACGCACTGTTTTGCCTTGACTCGTTTTGAAATTTGGTCGAGAAGGATTTTGCTGCGCCGGTCGGTCGTTTGAAGACTTAGTCCTAGTTTTTCAGTTTCGTGCCTTTTTACAAATTCTTTTTCTTTGGAAGATGAAGACTTCTCTCCAAGCGCAATCAGCTCGTTGCAGTGCGCGCGAATGGACTCAAAAATTGAAAACCCGTCTTCGTGCGCAACAAACGTGGCATCGAGCTCTTTACTCACTCCTGGTTGAATAAAACAATCTTCATATTTTAAATCAAAGTCGAGAGAATCTATGTTTTTACATTTTTCAATAATAAAATGCGAATCAATTTCTTTTTTTATTTTTGCACAGAATTCTGTGATTCTCTCTGGATACGCATCCGCATTTACATATTTCAGCAGCGTTTGGTCGCATTTGACACCTTTATACATTTCATTTATAATTTCAAGACTTGTATAAAGAACGTGGAGAGATTTCGGATAAATCTTTCCCAAATAAATCTTACGATGCAGTTTTTCAACATCTTTGACATTTTCGAGCGCCGCTCTCCAACTCAAATACTTTTTACTTTTTATTGTGGTGTCTGCTGCTGACAATCCAAGTACGTATTCTGTAATGTCGTATTCCCGCTGAATTGCAGCCACGTTGAAAGAAGGGTGCAACAGTCGGTAATAAAATCGCCTTGCTCCCATTGGCGTTTTGCAATGATTCAATAAACGGTACACTGACGAGCATTTTCCCATTTTGGAGCCAACAGTATCAATTATATTAAGCTGTTCAAGCGTGTGGTTTGCTAGAACCATTCGGTCTGTTTTATTTTCAAATTCAGGTTCTGTTATTTTATGCGTTAAATGCGGATTGTGTTCATGCATGAAGTGAAGAAGAAATGTGAATGATTGAATTGCAAATTCATACGCGGAATAAGATTGAAAAATGGAATTGCACACATTAAACGAAAAAAACTTTCCCAACATTTCTTTGCGATATGTTTGCTTTTGACAGTTTTTTGCTTGAACATAAAATGGGTGTGGTTGTGCTGAATTTGCAACATTAATAATATCAATCAAGTGAATCGGGTTGGCACAAGCGCGAATGTTTGCGAAATTAATAATGTCTTGAATATCATTTGCAGAGAGATTGGAAATAATAACGACTTCATTGGGTTGAAAAGAAGAAATAAATCTCTCTAACTCATCATACGTTGTTTGATTATGGCGCGCATTTATTTCAGATTCGTACTCAAAACATGTCGTTCTTCCGGTATAAATGTCGATGTTTGACATGCCGATGATAATTTTTGAACCCACGGACCCCATGTTGACGCGTTCAATCCAAAAACAGCACGTGTTATTAGAGAGACAACATACTGCGGATTCAGAATCATTTGAGAAAAATGTGCCCGGTGAATAAATACAATGCAAACTTCGCGTTGTATTTGAACCTTGACCGTCTTGCACGTAGACAATTATAGTGTAACCTAGCTCCTGCATCTTTTTCACATATCTCTCCAAACTATAATCTCTGAAATTGCAGGAAAACGGAAACCCTGCCATGCACCTGCCATTTGTAATTGAACAGTTCAAATCGCAAGTGGAACAAAATTCTTTCATATTCGCATCTGTCATATTACCAGCCGAATCTGTTTTTGAATAACATTCGAAAAATGAACCCACCTGCATTAATAAAATCGTCCTTGTTCCATATTTGTGCGCGTATTGATTAGACAATCGAAAATACTCGTCTGTTAATGCCATTGATGAATGATGTTTTTTTGTGTAAAAGCTATTATAATTACGCGCATGAATCTAAGTTGTTTCAATATATAATATGGATGATGGCAGAATTAAAATTTCCTTGTTTCATTTGTTTCATTCATGTAGTTGTGCATAAATGTGTCACCACCCGTGTTGAGAATTTCACCCGCCATATTGGACTCTTCAAACATTGTTCGTAAAACATTAGACGGAGCTGTCGACCCAAGTTTCAAAAGATTATTTTTAATTAATAGATTTTTCACATCATGAATTGGAACATTTTTTAATTCGCGTTGCGCATTCTGAATAATTTTTCTGGTTTTATTATTTTTAATTAGAATACTTATTGTTTTACCATGTTTTCCAAGTTTATATTTTTTAATTGTGGTTTTTCTTCGAACTTGTTTAATTTTTCTCGGCTGTGGTTTTTTCATTTTTTTATGATTTGTTTTTTTTAGATGATTACTTTGATTACTTTTATTATTATCATTGTTACTGCCACTGTTGTTAAGATTGAATGAATGTTTTTTCAATGTTTTATTATAATATTGTCTGTAGGATGGTTTTGTTCCGCCCTTTAATGCTCCATATGGAACATCGTTTGGTTTAAATTGAAAAGCGTTGGAATTTGAATCATCATTGTCGTCATTTGCATTATTGTTGTTGTTATCATTTGCATCATTGTCATCATTTGCAGCGGTATCACTATATTTTTCATATTTCAAAGACGAACGCGGCGGTGGCGGTGGCGGAGGCGGAGGCGGCGGCGGAGGAGGAGGCGGCGGAGGAGGCGGCGGAGGCGGTGGTGGTGGCGGCCTATGCTGTGGTTGTGGTATTGTGGGAAACAAGGGAGGTGGTGGAGGAGGCGGAACTACATTTAAATTTAAATTAGATAAAGATTGTTGCAGTTGTTGCAGTTGTTGTTGCAAATTGGGAGGGGGTGGTGCAGGTGATGCAGGTAATCCGGGCAATTGTTCATATTCAACGTTCATTCCTGGAATATTCAATGAAATTGGAGTTAAATCAGATGGAACATCTAGTATGGCATTTTGAAAATTATTTACACCAAGTTGTTCGTTTTGTGGTTGTTGTTGTTGGTGTTTTCGAGTTGAAGAATGTGTATTTTTTTTGAATGTTTTTAAATAATCAAGTGATGCGTCAAAATCTTTTGAAAAAATATCGGTATATTTTTTTCTATTGAAAGGCTGCTGCTCACTTTGAGCGGGGCGGTGTTTGCCGCCGCCATCGAGTTGAAGTTTTATAGAGACGGCGGCAGATTCATTTGTTGTATTTTTGGTTTCTTCTCTTTTTTGCTTCAATAATTTGATTAAATTATTTTTTAGTTCGCTTGGTTTGATAAACCCGGGAAGTTTCCTATTTTTTTTTACAGAACTGTTTCTTTTTTGTGAAGACGCTGCTGGATTTAAATGTTCGCGATTAATTGTTATCACCTTTTTTTTTGTTTCTGTTTTTGATTCTGTCATTTATTTTTTATTATTATTATTTATTAGTATTGTTTGTTAATATTTATATAATAAATATTGTCTTATTGATATTATATTTATTATATAAAAAAAACATTGAATTATACACACACTTCACTCTATCTCTCTATCTCTACACACTAAATAAAAAATAAATAGTTGTAAATAAAATGATTATATATATTCCATAAAAGATTTAAATATAAATTGATTTATAAACTAGTCAAAAATAATTATTATAAGATGGCTTCTGCTTCACACGTGGTAAATAATAAAGAGAAAGAGGTAGGGGGCGACAAGCACCCCCCTACGACCCCCTCTGTAAAAGGAGGGGGTGTGGGGGAACTACGTTCCCTCAGGGGCAGCGATGCAAAATACGATGATTATGATGATACTCGCCCCGATTATTCGGAAGCCCCTTGGAAAATTATAAGTTCATATTTTGAGGACCAACATTTGAAGCGGTTGGTGAGGCATCAAATAGAGTCATATAATGATTTTGTAAACGTTCAAATCGAGAGAACTATTGGAATGTTTAATCCGGTGATGATTGCATCAGAGCAGGATTTTGACAAAAAAACAAGAAGGTATAAATTAGAAATTGAAGTAAAATTTGATAAATTTCATCTTTATCGTGCTCAAATTCACGAAAACAACGGCGCTACGAAACTCATGTTTCCTCAAGAAGCCCGGTTGAGAAATTTTACATATGCATCTACAATGACAGTGGATGCAAATATAAAATATATTGTTCGGTCAGGAGAACAACTTGAAAATGTGCAAACGTTTCACAAGGTGCTGCCGAATATTCACATTGGCAAAATGCCAATCATGTTGAAATCGTCCGTTTGCATTTTGAATCAATACGCTCACATCAATCACGTTGAAACGGGGGAGTGCTCTTATGATGCGGGAGGTTATTTCATTATTAATGGAAGCGAAAAGACGGTTCTTGGTCAAGAAAGGGCGGCTGAAAATAAAGTATTTTGTTACAATGTTTCTAAAGGAAACACAAAATGGACGTGGCTGGCGGAAGTAAAATCTGTCCCCGATTACAAATGCATTTCTCCTAAACAAATCAACATGATGATTGCCAGCAAGAATAATGGGTTTGGATTTCCAATTTACGTTCAAATACCGCGTGTCAAACAACCGGTTCCGCTGTTTGTTTTGTTTCGCGCGCTTTCTGTATTGTCGGACAAGGAAATTTGCGAAAAGGTGGTGTTTGACATTGAAAATAAAGAAGGAAATAATGAAGCGATACTCACGGCGCTTCGCGCATCGGTCATTGATGCCAACACAGTTCTCACCCACGAGGACGCAATGCGCCAAATCACGTCCATTGTCATGTATACCCCTTTGAATATGGACAAAGAAACGGGAGCAAAAAAGAAACGCGATTTTGCAATTGAAATATTGAATTCTGATTTGTTTCCCCACTGCAAATCTCAGGCGCAAAAGATTTATTATTTGGGCTACATGGTTTCGCGAGTTATTAAATGCAGTTTGGGATTAACCAAACAAGATGACCGCGACTCATATATGAACAAGCGCATCGACTTGACGGGTGTTCTTCTCAACAATTTGTTCCGGAATTATTTCAACAAGGTGGTAAAGGACATGAGCAAACAGGTGATTCGAGAAATCAATACGGGTTCGTGGAAGTCGACTGAAGATTATTTAAGCATTCTCAACAAGACGAATGTCTATAAAATCATCAAGTCAACCACGATTGAAAATGGAATCAAGCGCGCTCTGTCCACCGGCGATTTTGGAATTAAAAATGTCAACACAAACAAGGTGGGCGTCGCCCAGGTTTTGAATCGTTTGACATATGTGTCGAGTTTGAGCCACCTTCGTCGCATTAATACACCGATTGACAAAAGTGGGAAATTAATTCCACCCCGCAAGCTTCACAATACTACATGGGGGTTTTTGTGCGTTGCGGAATCTCCAGAAGGTGCAAGCGTTGGTGTCGTGAAAAATATCAGCTACATGTCTCACATTACCATTCCGAGTCACGCCGATTCGCTTCATAAGCAGGTTGAACCGCATATTCAGTCTCTTGACACAATCGCAAATTGCGGCGAGCTCGTTGATGCAGTAAAGGTATTTGTGAATGGCGCGTGGGTAGGAATAAGTAGAAATCCAGTTGAACTTTATAATGCATTCAAGGATAAGAAGAGCAAGGGCATTATCAATATTTACACGTCGGTTGTCTTTGACATTCGAAACAAGGAAATTCGAATTTGCAATGACTCGGGGCGAATTATGCGTCCGGTTTTGCGCGTGAAGAATAATCGCACATTCATCACGTCGGATGTCCTGTGCAAATTGGACCGTCGAGAAATCTCGTGGGATGACCTGGTAACTGATTGCAGAATTGACGATGCAATCATTGAATATATTGACCCGGAGGAGCAGAATTTCAGCATGATTGCAATGAAACGCATAGATTTGAAGAATGGGTTGAACTTGAGTTCACAGTTCAACTACAATTATACCCACTGCGAAATTCACCCGAGCACCATATTTGGAATCTTGGCATCGTGCATCCCGTTTCCAGAGCATAACCAGTCACCCAGAAATACCTATCAATGTGCCATGGGTAAGCAGGCGATGGGAATGTACGTGACGAACTTTTACAACCGGATGGACAAGACGGCATATGTGCTATCCAATCCGATGCGTCCGCTGGTTGATACCCGCATCATGCGCATGATAAAGCTCGACGAGATTCCATCCGGCGCACCCGTCATCGTTGCAATTATGAGTTATACCGGCTACAATCAAGAAGACAGCATCCTTGTAAACAAGGGCGCAATCGACCGCGGTTTGTTCAGCGCGACCATTTATCACACTGAAAAGGATGAGGACAAGAAAATCAACGGCGACGAGGAAATTCGATGCAGGCCAGATTCCACAAAAACAAAAGGAATGAAGTTTGGAAATTATTCGAAACTGAATAGCAAGGGCGTTATTCCGGAAAACTCCGTCATTGAAAATCGCGACATTATTATGGGAAAGGTAATGCCCATCAAGGAAAACAGGAATGACCACACAAAAGTAATCAAATACGAAGACGCCAGTAAAATGCACAGGACAACAGAAGACTCTTACGTCGACAAGAATTACACGGAGCGAAACGGGGACGGATACGTCATTTGCAAAGTCCGCATTCGCACGTTTCGCAAGCCGGTCATCGGGGATAAACTCAGTAGTCGTCACGGGCAAAAGGGAACCATTGGCAACATTATTCCGGAAATGGATATGCCATTCACAAAGAGCGGGCAGCGCCCTGACATCATCATTAATCCCCACGCCATTCCGTCTCGTATGACAATCGCCCAACTCAAAGAAACACTCCTCGGGAAAATCCTCTTAGAACTCGGCCTCTTCGGTGACGGAACATCCTTCGGAGAACTCGACGTTTACACCATTCGCAACGAACTCCTAAAGCTCGGCTACGAAAATAACGGGAATGAAGTCTTATACAACGGCCTGTCCGGCGAACAAATCGATTCAGACATTTTCATCGGTCCCGCATTCTACCAGCGCCTAAAACACATGGTCAACGATAAACAACACAGTAGGTCAATCGGTCCAATGGTAAATCTTACGCGTCAGCCTGCGGAAGGCCGCTCGCGAGACGGAGGGTTACGATTTGGAGAAATGGAAAAGGACTGTGCTAGGGGAGACACACCCGTTTCTCTAAGATGCGGGCTGTCCGTAATGATTGAAGAAATGGATATTAATAAAAGATATGTTCTTGGGTGGAGTGAGAGCAAAAATGGGATGATTCCTTCTAAACAATGTGCATTTATGGATAAGGGAATGCGCGATTGTGTTGAGCTAACATTTGAAGATGGTAGGAAACTTATATGCACCGAAGACCACCCAGTATTAACATGTGATAACATATGGGTGAAAGTAAAGGACCTTGAACTTCATAAAACAAAGGTTAAAACCAGCGTCACTTATCCATTAATGAAAGTTAAGGATGAAATTGCGGAATGCGGCGGTTGGATGCTTTCATTCGGAACACGAACGCTCAGGACGGATACTTATAATGAATATATGAGAACACTTGCATTTGCACGCATACTTGGACTTTTGATTACTGATGGAAGCATTAGTGCAGACGGAACACGAAAACAGGCATCAGTTTCACTTGGACATGTAATTGATGTTAAACAATTGCTTGGTGATATAACCATGTTTTGCGAAATCAACCAGATGAAATATAAAACAAAAAATTACTATTTTGTTAATATTCCGAGTGAGTTTCTTGATGATATTCTTCAACTTGGTGGAATATTGCGCGGAAGAAAAATATATCAACCAGGAACACTTCCTGATTTTATCTTGGATGAGAAGTGTCCTCGCCCTGTTATTCGTGAATTTCTCGGCGGAATGTTTGGCGGCGACGGACACACATGTGTTCTTGGAATGCATAGGGGAAAGCGCGACGTTATGACATCCGTTTCATTTTCAAAATCGAAAACACACGAGCATCGCGAATCGTTGCAAAAAATGTTTGAAGATATGCAAAAATTACTTGCAAAGTGTGGTATTCATAATACAACAATTCAAAACCCAAGAGAAACGTCATGCTCCAAGAAGAAATTTGAATTAAAAGATAAGAGCGATGCAACGAACCGGAGTTTTCAGTTGACGCTTCATCTCCCGATTGAACAACTTATTCCATTCTCTGAAAAAATCGGGTTTCGTTATTGCTGCCATAAATCCCAGCGTCTTGAAGCCGGTGTATCCTATCGCCGATTGCGTGAAGAAGTTTGCCGCCAACACAATTGGCTGGTGAATCGTGTTGATGAAATAACGCATTTCAAGGAAATTAAATCGAAGAATCCAGACAAGATTGTGCCCACAAAGAGTGCCATTATCAAGGCAGTTGAAGAGCTGAAGAAAGCGGAAGGATTGCTTCATGAATATGCCATTCCAAGCACGCACGACATTACCGACCATTTGATTAAAGGTACAGAGTTTGGCAAATTCACGTCCAAGTCGTTTCCAACGGCGGAGCAATTCATGGAGAAAATCGGAGCATTAGACTGGTTTCTAAGTGATGATATTGAACCCAAAAAAATGGATGACCACGACCACATGAATGAACAAGTATTTAATGAAGGAGAAGGTATAATTGATGACGATATTAAAGATTATGACACCGCTACTACAGCATATGGCGTGCATCGCGAAAGCGCCTCACTTCCCACAATGAATTTAACGGTTGTGTCGCGAATCAATATCGGACCGCAGCACGTGTATGACATTAGCGTGGAAGACACACACTCATTTCTTGCGAATGGAATCGTTGCGCACAATTGCATGGTGTCACACGGGGCTGCGCGATTCACGCGCGAGCGACTCTACGATGTTTCAGATAAATACCAGGTGCACGTGTGTTCCAGGTGCGGAATGGTCGCAGCATTCAACGACGCGTTGGGCATTCATTGCTGCAAAATGTGCGACAACCGGACAGATTTTGCGCTGGTTGAAATTCCGTATTCATGCAAGTTGCTGTTTCAAGAACTGCAGACGATGAATATCGCGCCGAGAATCATGACGGAATAGTAAATAAAATAAATAATAAATGTGGAATAAATATTTATACAATTATAAAATATTTATTGTAATGTGTAGAAAATATAAATGTAGAATTTTAGTTTTATTTTTTTTTGTTAACAGTCTGTTACGAATGCTGTCCATTGGATAAAGTATCCACAAACGGTGTAAGTGATAGTATACTCTCCGGCTATTGGTCCAGAGCTAGTATTAGCAGGAATCGTAACAACTCCTGTAGATGAGTCGATTGTGAAGAGAGTATTTATACCAGATATGCCTGGTTGGCTTATTGTAAAAACTCCGCCAGGCGGAGTTCCCTGACTAATGACTGGAGAAAAATATGTATCTATCGAATTATTTAATGGACAATTATCGTTTGACTGTAATAATGCATTATAATTAATTGTAAAGTTGGGTGAAAATGGAGAACATGATGACGATGGTATGGTGGATGTAAATGATTTACAGACAAATTTACAACAGTTTGAAAGGTCGCTGTATCGTAGATATGGGCTCGTTTCAGTTGTATCGGCATAGTTTGCGCAAAATTTTGAGGATATTGAGTTCAAATATGAATTGGGACTTCCTTTACTTCCCTTGAATCCACCACTCGAATATGACTTGTACGTTTTTTGATTTACTGGTCTGCACGTTGTTTTAGAATTCAAAAAAGTGGAGTAGTCTGAATATGTGCATTTGTTATTTCGGTCATTGCAAGTGTTGATGCATACTGTCGTTGGTTCGGCGGGGGGTGTCGGCGGAGACGGTTCTTGACTAGACAAATATCTTGCTAAAATGAAATATTTATCAATATTATCATCAAAAGTACCCATTACACCACCCAAAAGAATTTTCCCGTCATTTTGTATAGCTAGTGAGTACCCCTGTTCGCGCATTCCAGGAATAATGTCTTCTAAGATTAATCCATTATTATTCATTCCAAATGTCACATCTAATGAACCATTTATGTCATATCTAGCTAGAGAAAAACTACCAGGTTGTCCAATACTAGAAGGTTCATAAAAATAACCACCCATAACAATTTTGTCATCAGTTTGAATACCAATTGTTAGTCCAGTCAACTCAGTTGGTGATAAATTTGTTAATACTTTTCCATTTCCATTTACACCGTAAGTTGTGTCTATACTTCCAGTAGTGTCAGACACTCTAGCCAGAGCATAACATGCTATTCCGTTAATATAAGAGGTTCCACCCAAAACAACTTTTCCATCTTGTTGAATTGCTATACTAGATACATCATCTAATGATGATGGAGCAAAATTTGGAATAACTGATATCCCAGATGTTCCAAACGCATTATCTACATTACCATTTGTATCAAATTTAGCCACAGCCATTAAAGAATTCTGGTAACCACCCAATAAATATTTTCCATTATGAATTTTTACATAATTGCCTAATTCATTTAACTGTCCGTTGCTAAAATTTTTTGCAAGTAACCCATTTATTCCAAAAGAACTGTTCATAGCACCTAATAAATTGATTTTTACCAAAGAAAAATATAGTATATTATTGGTTGCTCTTACATGCCCGCCTATAACTATTGTATTTGGATTTGTTGCAGTGTCTATTGCAACATGTCTCGCGTAAGCATTATCAAAATTTAGAGGAGTATACGCTGCATTAAACATTGTCGGTGTTACATATTTGTATCCATCAGGCGATGCAAAATTATTTGTGTCTAATACTCCAGATGAAGTGAATCTTGCAACGACCATTTGTGTGAAATTGTTCGCATCTAAATCTTCTCCACAAACAACTATTTTTCCATCTAGTTGTAATGCTAAACTGTAAACAACTATTGAAGATGACGAAGACGAGGGTGGAATAATTAATTGTGTAACTTTACCATTTGCATTTGTTCCAAATGTAGCATCAAGTGTTCCAGTGCTGTCATATCTACAAAGCGCTATTACCTTGTTGCCAGTTGTATCTACTGAATCGCCTGCCATAACAATCTTTCCGTCAGGTTGTAGCGCGATTCCTCGACACCAATTTTCGTCTACATTATTAAAAAAATTTGTGATAGCAAAACCCGTACTATTAAATGTTGTATCTAAATCGCTCATAATTATTTGTGTATTTTATTGAGAGATGATATATATATATAATAATAAATAGTAATATTATATTTTATTATTATTTATTTGATTCAATTATCTCTCTTCTCTCTTCTTAACAAACTTATAATGAAAATATAATCCTGGAATCATGAAAGAAGTATTAGTCGCAAAACATATTGGCAATAAAAAACGCGCCCACAAGTCCTAAAACTGCGCCTAAATGATAATTGTATTGCATTTTCTTATATACGCTCAACCACGCCTGTTTCTGTTTGTCCCCGTCAATATGAAGTATCATCCAGTCGCTTTTTGGAGAGAGCATGTAATAAAAATAGTTAGTTGTAAAGGTTATTGCGCCAACTACGCATATTGTTGAAAACCGATTTATTTTGTAAGAATTTTTCGTTGCACTTTTCCAGAACAAGAATAAAAAGGACAAGACAAGTCCTAGTCCGAATCCCTTGAAATAAATTTGACGACGTTCGTCTGCAATCTTTTTATAGATTGCTTTTTGTTTTGTGGAGAGAACGGCCGTAAATTGTTGGATAGACAACGTGCTGTCTGAATTGTACATGGTGAAAATCATTGCAACGATGAACATTGTTGCAATGATGCAGCTTTTCATGCAAACCATTATAAGTTTTCAAATAATTTATTATATTGTATGAAAATATTTTATTTTTATTGTCGGATGGCATAATACCGTTGTAAAATCTCTTCTACTACTAAATTTGCCAAATCATTGTTTCCTGTCGTTTCACAGTGCAAAACGGCACTTTTTTTATCCCTATAAATCATGACAGTTGTTTGAACGCTGTCTTTTGGAATGTGGCAAATGTCGAACAGCATTACACCTTGCAACAATAATGCGTCTTCGTTCATTTGAATGTTTGCAAAACCATGATTAGTTTCTACATCATATTTAAGGGTATAACCATCTTCAACATCCATGATTTTTTTATCAACGTCTTCGAGAGCAAGAACCACGTGTTCCAAATTGAAATCAATCATTGCTTGCATTGTGTATGGTATGTAATAAATCATGACATTATTTTATTAAATCAATTTTTTATAATATATTAAAATATTCATCGTCTGCAGTCTATACATTTTTTACTTATTTGGATTTAGATTTGGCACTTTGTCGTCGACGAGAATATTTATTTTTACGTTGCAATTTGTTGCGTTTACTTTGTCGTTGTCGTTGTCGTCGTCTCGTTTTACTTTTGTTTCCGCGGCCTCGGTGGCTTAGACTGCGTCCAGAGGTATTGCCTTGGGCGTACTCCTTGTCATCACCATGACCCGCCGCCCCACCGTGACTGTCACTTTCCCGGGCTGGTTTAAGTAAAAACATAGTTATTGTCCTGCCTTTGTTTCTGTAGAAAATGTTATCTGTGTTTTTTGTTATAGTAACATATTTTGATAATACACCAGGAGCAAAGTTCAATGACGGCAATAAATGAGTCGGTATTTCAAAATCTGTTAAAGAGGTTACATTTTGAGCATCCAATTCGAAAACATTTAAACTAATCGGCAATACAGTTTTATCTAAACAGGTTAATGGATTTCCACTCAATTCTAACCTCGTTAAACGAGCATAGAATATAACTCCTTCTAAAGAGGTTATTTGATTATTATTCACAAGTAATTCTTCTAGTCCTTTTATAGAATATATATCAAAATGGCTACCAGTTAAACTATCACAACGACATTTTGTTAAAAATTTAATTTTATTATTAGATACATTTAAAGTTCTCACCTTGAATAATGGTGGTAAACATTCAAGTTGATTATTTTCTAAATTCAATTCTCCTAAATTTCTCATCATTTCAATTCCATCTAAGTCTAAATCGGTTAGTTGTGTACCATTCAACGTTAAACTTTCCACTTCATCAAAACCGACATTAACAGAACTTCCGGTTTCATTCAATTCGATAGTAAGATGCCCATTCTCACGTTTGCCCTTATCACGCTCGCCCGTAAGCGTTACACTAGAAATTTTTCCAAGAATTTTACTAGGGCCAAGTTTAACAATTGCTCCTCTAGTGAAAACTGATGGAGGTTCACGCAAAAGTGAACATAAACGATCCCTTGATTCCGGTTGTGGACTTTGCGGTTTTAATATATCAAATAATAAATCAACCTGTCGACTTTCATATAGTTTATTAAATTTTTCAATGGGTAAACCATCACAGTTTTTTACAAATAAAACTAAAAGACGTCTAATCAAATCACAATTACCAGGTGTAACTCCAGCACAATATTTTGGTTTAAATTGATAATCATATTCTAACAGTCGTCGTGCAGCACATATAAAATCTACTTTTTTTTTTTTTTCTAAAATTTCGGCCTTCATGGCTTCCATGGCTTCTATGTGAACAGGAGTAAGTTTTTCTTTGAGTGCAGTATTAAAAATCTTCGATACCGGCATTAACTTTGCCAGCACTCCAACAGATACACAACTAGTCATTGATTCTAATACATCAAGTAATTGGAACTTTGCTGTTTCTTCTGCTCCTGCTGCTGCTGCTGCTGCTGTTGCTGTTTCTTCTGCTGCTGCTGTTGCTGTTTCTTCTGCTCCTGCTGCTGCTGTTTCTTCTGCTCCTGCTGTTGCTGTTTCTTCTGCTGTTGTTTCTTCTGTTCTTGCTGCTGCTGTTTCTTTTTTTTCAAGACTATTCATATTATATATTATATATTATATTATGAAATTTATAAATTAATTATTCAACATTTCATTTTATTATTTTATAAATTTTATAATATAATATTATAATAAATATACGAATAAATAGTAAACAAGATGAAAATGATTTTAGGAGGTTTTTTCAACGGCTTTTCTGCGAAATTGATAGGTGGTGGAGCTGGCAAAAGCGGAAGCGGTGGTCCGGATGGCGGAAGCGAGCGCGAGATGCCGCGAGTAACGCTGAGAGAGGCGTGGAATGGTGCAGCTGCGAGTGGAACTGTGAAAAATTTGACAGTGGCTGCAACTCCGTTTCGCGCGGTAAACAATGCCGGCGATTTATTGAATCGTAAAAATTACACTTCGGGCGGTTCGACACAGATTAGTTCTTTAAGGGGTGGATTAACTGGATGGAAATCAATGGCAGGTGCAGTTCAACCTCGCCCAGATAACACTGGCATTCCGTCGTCAACGTGCAATGTGAAATATGTGTACGACAGTTCAGATTATATCACATTTAAGAAGCTTCAGGCGGTTAATCGCAATTACAATAATGCGAGCAATGGTGGAAACTTGAACAGTGGCTCGCAGTCTGCATTTAGAGCAATCAGGCGCTTTTAATAAGTGTAACAAATAAGTGTAAAAATTGTTAATTTTTTATTTATTTCATGTAAGAATTACATTTGAATGCAAAATATGAGAGATTCGGTTTCAACATCGGTAAGTATGAAACTATTTGAAAATAAACAAGATGCGCATTTAGCGCATATATTGAAATCCAAACTAGTTGAAATTCCGTTGTCCACATTTGCAAATAATGGCATAGAAAATTTTAATTCTGTCAGGTTGAAAGAATCTGCTGTGAAGGCGTATCCGCTAGATGACAGACCGCGCGGAAATGCTGATATAAGTAGTGTTGAGTATCATCAAAACCAAATAAAGCAACAAAACGGCACCATTAATCCTATTTGGTTACTTTATAAAAATAATAAATATGTCTTGTTAGATGGAGCGCATAGAATTATTGCAAGCTATATAGAAGGCGTTGAGTTTATACGTGCTTGTATAATTTATATTTGATTGATATACATTTAATTCACACAACAAATATTATAATGATGTAAAATTATAAATTCAAAATACAATATATTAATTAAGCATAATATATTATATCATAATAAGTTATATATCCAATAATGGCATTTAAATTAAAGTATAATTTCAACGGTCCTCCGGATAATCACGTGCTGATAAAACAGCGCGGAAATAATGCAACACTCACTAGCGTGAATCCAATGCCGCAACAATTTTATCCGTCATCAAACGACAGCGTTTTTGCAATGGGTCGTCGCGCATTTGTTCAAACCAAGGGGGACCCGAATGGTCCAAATATCCCGAATGGTCCAAATAACACAGACAATAAGGTTGCCGGAAATGTGCGTGGAAATTTTGGAATCGCTTTTAATCAAATACCGCCTCACAAACGGGTTGGTTTGGTTGGAAAGCCTATATCATTTCCGCAAGACAGCTCGCAGCGAATTGAGCGCTTGAAAAATAATGCAATAGGTGGAGGGAGCATGAAGGTTGGTTTAGCAAAAACGGCGCCCATGTCTTTTAAAAGCAACGACACAACTAGTCGAAATATTGCAATTCGAAGGTGTCGCGCCGGAGGGTGTGTGGCGCCAAAAAAGAAGGGCGCAAATAATTCATTCAAGTCAGGGGGGGGGTCAACTTATACAAGTATAGGAAATCGTCAAATATTCGCCCCATAGTTGAAAATGTAAAATAAATAATAAATATTTTTAATATTTATTTATTTTAAGTTATTATTTTTTTTATAAATAAATAATAATATACTATAATTATATACAAGTATTATTAATTCAATGGCATCAAGAACCTTTAAAAAAAATAAAAGAGCAAAACATAACAGGACACGTCGTCAACGTCAGCGTCGACGCCAGATGAACGGAGGTGGTTTATTTGATGATTTTTCTATTGTTGATATGTTTAAACCAACGGTTAAAGATGATGCTTATTGTCAAGACCAGTTAAAGAAGTGTAATGCCAATATTAAGCAGCCAGCTGACTCTGGTTCTTCTGATTTTTTTGAAACACCGAGTTTTATTAAAAATATGTTTGGGACAAAAGATTCTACAACTTCAGCTTCAGTAGAAGGACAAGGAGACGATGGGACTAGTGGATTTGAACTAGAGCAATATCCTGGCACTGAAGAAGCTCCTGCTGCTGTTGCTGTTGCTGTTCCCGATGAACAAGCTGCTGTTGCTGTTCCCGATGAACAAGTTGCTGTTGCTGTTCCCGATGAACAAGCTGCTGTTGTTGTTTCCGATGAACAAGTTGCTCCTCCTCCTGCGGAACCCGCTGCTGAAGGCGAGTTTACAAATGATTCAGCTTCTCCTCCTGTTTCACTTGCTGCTGAAGGCGATTTGGATTCGAATAATAATTTTACAAAAGATACTTTAGTAGATACTGGTTCTCCTGTTGTTTCTCCTGTTGTTTCTCCTGTTGCTTCTCCTGTTGTTTCTCCTGTTGTTTCTCCTGTTGTTTCTCCTGTTGTTTCTCCTGTTGTTTCTCCTGTTGTTTCTCCTGTTGTTTCTCCTGTTGTTTCTTCTGTTACTGAAGATGAAGGTAATATAATAAACAATGATGGTAAAGATTTTTCATATTCGAATAATAATAATTTTATAAACAATGAATTAGCATCTGCACAAAATGAAAAAGTGTCACGAGTAATAGGAGGTGGTGGCAGCAGAAAAAAATATAAAAAACGAAATGCAAACAGGTCAAAAAAAAATAAAAATAGAAGAAACAAGAGAAGAACAAACAAGAGGAATTAATTATTTATTTTATAAATACTAATATAAAATTAAACATCATGTTCATATATGAATAAACATCATGTTATCATAAGCATGTGCGGGTGTGAGCGCATGGCCGAGTAGGAAACCTTCAGAGTTCAAAGATAAGGAACCAAGGTTCGAATCTTGACAAGTCACAAAAAAAAGGCTTTCGAATAAGAGCTTTAAAAAATAAAGAAATATTAGGGGTCGTTCCAATAAAGTCCCTGTAGCTCAGCGGCAGAGCGTCTACAACACCGTCGTCAGTCACTATGACTCGCAAGAGTCCGAAATGAAGATGGTTATCGCCTTATAAGCGGAAGGTCACAGGATCGAAACCTGTCGGGGACATCTATCACATCCATCGCACCGGTGCATCAAGGCACTAGTAAAGGGAACCATAGGTTCCCCTTTAACCCCTCCCTTCAAATATGGGCAAGGGGTTAGAGGGGACAGCATGTCCCCTTAGAGCAACTTTAACCGGCATGGCGCAGAGGAAGCGCGCGGGGCTCATAACTCCGAGGTCACTCGATCGAAACGAGTTGCCGGTATCCATAGGGAACCTACGGGTTCCCCTCTGACCCCTCCCTTCAAATATGGGCAAGGGAGGGGTCAGAGGGGACAGCATGTCCCTTGCATTTTCATCCCTCGTAGCGCAGAGGAAGCGCGCCGTAAAACGCCGTCAGTTACCAACAAGATTTGCAAAAATCCGAAAAACAGATGGTTATCGCCTTATGAGCCGGAGGACACACGATCGAAACGTGTCGGGGGAATCTTATCATTCAGCAGCTTTACAGAAGCTGCTCGTCATAGCTAATCGACGGCTAAACAGCACAAGCACCAAAACCACTCTCACGGCGGGCAGCTTATCGTCGAACACAATCAAGACACTCACAATGTCCGAAAGTTTGATGGTTATCTCTTTCTCATTAAAAGGCAGGCACAGGATCGATACCTGTGGGTGGTAATTCAACGGGGATGGCGCAGAGGAAGCGCGCGGGGCTCATAACTCCGAGGTCCTAGGTTCGAGCCCTAGTTCCCGTATTTTTTTTGTCTTTAGTAGTTGTTTTACCATTTCTATTTCTTGTGATATCTTTGAATGAACCGATACAAGACATAGAGAGAAAACACGCTTATGCAAGCATAAAATGCTTTTACATACAAGTCGTCTGGTAATTTTGAAAAATCTTGTACCGTCGCTTTTCCTGTCTTGTTCTTGTTTTTATTTTTTCGATATTTTTTTATTTTTGGAATATTTGAATACTTATATTTACATTTGGATTTTTGTTTTGATGACGACGACGATGACGACGACGACGACGAATCAGAATCATATCCAGAATTTACAAATGTTTCAGAGCATGTTTGTGTCGGGTCTGCCGGATTTGTTTTACTTGGAAACGAGCACGGGTCCATATTTGTCACATCGGCAACTGCGACGAATTTGGTTTCAGTCCCATTGTTATTTTGTCCGGTGTCATTGCCATTCCCGTCAGTTACAGGAGTTACCGTAGTCAAGGTCACTGACATACACGGCGGATTCTCGCCCATCATGAATGATTTGAAAAGACCAAGCGGATTTAATTTTCCTAAATCACCGAGTGTTCCGGGAATGAGACCTTCAAATTCTGTAAAGTCGGTTCCACCTAGACCTGACGATATAAATGGAATATTTCCATTTGGAATATTATTAATATAAATATATCGGTCGACTAAATTACCAGATGCAACATCTGTGCACTGTCCGCCCGTTTTTAAAAAAAATTGGTCACCTAAAGGACCGCCCGTAGTAGAACCACCCTTTCCAGTGACCATAACTTCAACATAATTAATCAATCCACCAATGTTATTGGCAAGTGTGCTAAAATTACCATCGTCCGACATGCCCATATCGGATGGTTTTAAAATGCGTTTCCAATACAAGTAGTCAGGACCCAGTAAATTATTCTCCATCCCCTTCATATCCGTCATTATATCTGAAAAAAAACCTGACATTTGTAATAAATAAATAATTGATTAATTAAATGAATTTAACTTTGAATATATATACTATAATTATTTAAATAAATAATTATAAATAATAAAAATAATAGTAATAAAAATAATAATTATTATTAGTAAAATCAAATATAAAATGAAAAAAGAAGCAGAAATGAAGGTTTTGAATCAAAAGGAATATTTAGATTTTGATGAATTGAAGACATTAAAGGCGACCTTGAAAACGGGAGACTTGTTGGTCTGCGACGACTTGCAACATAATTCGTGGGGAGTATTTAGCTGGTTTATTAAATTCATGACTCAAAGCGACTATTCTCACGTCGGAATGGTGGTGGTTGACCCGGATATGACAACACCGAAATTAAAGGGTGTGTATGTTTGGACATCGGGTATATCAGACACACCTGACCCTCAGGATAATAAAAAAAAGTTCGGTGTTCAATTTGTTGAGTTTGATGAATTTTTGAAAACATATGAGGGAAAAATATATCTAAGACGCTTGAAATGTGAATCGCAAGAGCAGTATCATAAATTATTCAACATGAACACATTGCAAGAAATTCACAAAGTGGTTTATGATAAACCGTATGACATCGTGGTAACCGACTGGATAAGCGCATATTATAAGAAGGATGCAAATCCGCAAAAAACGTCACGTTTTTGGTGCAGCGCATTAATTGGATACATATACACCAAGGTAACACTTTTTGACGACGGTTTAGACTGGAGCATATTGACACCGAGTTATTTTTCGAGCGAAAATAAAACATTCAACATGTTGCACAATGTGAAACTCGAAAAGGAGTATCAAATTTGGGGATAAATTAATTAGTTTGTTTATAAATATATTAAATATATATTGAATTTATTTATATAAAATTGAATTTTTATAAATAAATAAATAATCAAGTATCAACACCAACAACAACAACAACAATAAAAAGTCAACATGTCAAAACAACAACAACATCAAGATTGGGAACCCGTCGTTTTTAATAAAAGACCGGCAGTAAAAACAGGGCCGGCAACAGCTGCAACAACTTCAAGTTCATCATCGTTGGCATCTGTTGGTGTTTATGCGGCTGCATCGGACGATGATGCGAAAAAAACAAAATATGTGTCAAAAAATACTTCTTTGGCTATTAGTGTCGCAAGATGCGAAAAAAAAATGACACAAAAGGAATTGGCACAAAAATGCAATTTTGAGGTTTCGATTGTTTCTGAGATTGAAAGAGGAACGTGCGTCTATAATGCGACACACGTGAATAAAATACAAAGTGTTCTAGGAGTAAAAATTCCACGAGTGTAAATTGAGTATTACAATTGAAAAATATAATTAAAAATATAAATGATGTTTTTTCTTTTTTAGTAATCAAAATTAAAAGAATGAGAGAACTTTAGCTTATAAAATATCGGTCGATACTTTGTTTCATAATGCATAATGGAAAATAATAATATTACATTATTACAAAGGATGGAAGGATTTTTTGGAAAGTTTAAAAAAGGTTCAGATGCAGGTGCAGCGGCAGGTGCAGCGGCAGCGGCAGCGGCAGCGGCAGTGTCTATGCCTGTAGAAACCCCTTTTGAAATTACATGTAAAAAATTTAACCAATTTTATGCGATGCCATTACCAAACGGACGCGTTAGACCAACATTTCCTATATTTTATCCTCCCAATAATCCCGGTGTTGATTATTCATTTGTTGCTTACGGTACACCAGAATTTAAAGGTGATTTATTAGATAAATTTCAAACGCTATTTCTTAACCAAGAAATGTTTGAACACTATTATAAAATCCTTCAATATTTCCCTTGTGAAGAAGCAAGAAACTTGGAATCAGAGAAAACTAAATATGGAGACAAAGGAAAAAAATATTTAAAAATACAAACTTCAAATTTACATGATTGGACTGCAATGACAGCTGTAGTCGGAGACGTTTCTTGTGTAAAAAAAAGTTTTGTTTATTTTGTTTTTGATTGTATAGTAGCACCTGTTGTTAATATGTGGCAATCATACACAGATGAAGAAAGTGAAATAGATGAACAATATTTATCAGCTCTTCTTCAATTTGAACTTTTAAATCTTATGAATACTTTACTTCTGTTTCAAAAACGTAAGGTGTATACACATTGTGGTGAAGGACGACTTAAAGTGCCAAAACAATATGCACCTGGTACGGAAGTATATTCCCTTCAAGAACAACAAGTTGTTGATTCGCTTAAACAATCGCTTGAAATCGCAAGACAACAACTACTACAATTACAAGGACAACGACAACAACAACTACAATTAAAAGAACAACGATTAATAGAAGAACAACGACAACAACAAATAGAACAACAACAATTAATAGAAGAACAACGATTAAAAGAACAACAAAATTATTGGAAAGAAGATATTGCTAAATATTATGCTGCTAACCCTAAAGCTGGACCATACGATTATTTGGGTGGAAGCAAACGACAACGACGACAGAAAAGCAGACGACAACGACGACAGCGAAGCAAACGACGACAGAAAAGCAAACGACGACAAAAGAGTAAAAAATATCACAAGTAGTTTTTATAATCCCGTGCTACCAAACCCTCCTGCTCCTCTTTCTGTTTCTACCAACTCTTCAACTTCTTCCAATTCATTTGTGAATATTCTCTCAAAAATCAATTGTGCAATTCTGTCGCCTGCTTTTATTGTAAAATCGTATTCCCCGTGGTTGAACAGGATAACTTTTATTTCACCCGTATAGTCGCTGTCAACGACTCCGGCGCCAACCTGGATTCCGTATTTGAACGTTAGTCCGCTTCTCGGTGCAATTCTTGCATAACAGTCTTTTGGCACCATGATGGAAATGCCAGTGGAAATGGCGCACCATTTTCGAGGCGGAACGGTTGCATCCACGGATGAACTAATGTCCAATCCGGCACTGCCTTCTGTGGCTCTTTTAGGTACAACTGCGTGTGAAACTAGTTTTTTCACTTGAAACATTTTTAAAGCAAATGAATTAATTATATAAAAGTATATAAATTTATATTTATACTTTTATATACAATATATTATATATATATAAAAAAAAATGAGTGAAGTGGTTCTACAAGAACCAGTTGTATCATTTCCACAAGTCGCTATGCTGATTTGCAGCGCGCCGGTGATGTCAGTTGCATTCAACACGAGCGGGCAATTGGCGTCAGGCTACTTAGAGCCAAATGACTTAAGCAATAGCGCCGTGAGGATATGGGACGTGAGCACTTGGCAGCAGGTCGCGGAGCTGAAAGGTGACACGGGCTACGTGAAGTCAGTTGCGTTCGACCCGAGCGGGAAGTACTTGGCGTCAGGCTGTTTCGACAAAACCGTGAGGGTGTGGGACGTGAGCTCAATGCAGGAGGTCGCTCAGCTGAGAGGTCACACGGACACCGTGCAGTCAGTTGCGTTCGACCCGAGCGGGAAGTATTTGGCGTCAGGTTCTTGGGACAAGACCGTGAGGATATGGGACGTTAGCACTTGGCAGCAGGTCGCCGAGTTGACAGGTCACACGGAGCGAGTGTTTTCAGTTGCGTTCGACCCGAGTGGGAAGTACTTGGCGTCAGGCTCTCACGACAATACCGTTAGGATATGGGACGTCGTTGCTCCTCCTCCATCATCATCCTCCTTTTTTAGTTTTTTTGAAACAAAAAGCAACACACCACCTTCGCGGCAGCAGGTCGCCGTGCTGATAGCCCCCGACCCAGTATGTTCAGTTGCGTTCGCCAGTAAGTACTTGGCGTCAGGCTCTTACGACAAAACCGTGAGGATATGGGACGTGAGCACGCAGCAGCAGGTCGCCGAGCTGAGAGGTCACACGAGCATCGTGAGGTCAGTTGCGTTCGACTCGAGCGGGAAGTACTTGGCGTCAGGCTCTTGGGACAGGACCGTGAGGATATGGGACGTTAGCACGCAGCAGCAGGTCGCCGAGCTGATAGGTCACACGGGCGACGTGAATTCAGTTGCGTTCGACTCGAGCGGGAAGTACTTGGCGTCAGGCTCTAACGACAACACCGTTAGGATATGGGACGTTTCACAACTACAACAACTAGTAAATAAACAAAAAAAACAAGCGGCGGCGGAGGCGGCGGATGCTGCTAATGTTGCTTATTGGCGAGAACAACTTGCTCAACACAGGGACAGGGGCGATGATTTTTACGATTTTTTGGGTGGAAGTAAACATAAACGACAACGACGACAGAGAAGCAAACGACAACGACGACAACGACGACAGAGAAGCAAACGACAACGACAAAAGAGTAGAAAATATCACAAGTAGTTTTTATAATCCTGTGCTACCAAACCCTCCTGCTCCTCTATCTGTTTCTATTGCCTTCTGTGGCTCTTTTAGGTACAATTGCGTGCGAAACTAGTTTTTTCACTTGAAACATTATAGAAATCGAAAATCTAATTAACTAACTATATAAAAGTATATAAATTTATATTTATACTTTTATATAACATATATTATACAAGTATTTTTTAGAATGGCGTTGGTTTTAACAAAAAAAATATAATAATATTAAATTATTATATAATAATAGATATAAAAAAAATGGGAGGTTCTAGTTCAAAACCGGCTGATAGTGATAAAGCGGTTGTATTATTGTCACCAGTCGCCGAGCTGAGAGGTCACACGAGCTACGTGTATTCAGTTGCGTTCAACGGGAGCGGGAAGTACTTGGCGTCAGGCTCTAACGACAAGACCGTGAGGATATGGGACGTTGCTGCGCATCAGCAGGTCGCGGAGCTGAAAGGCCACACGGGCAGCGTGTATTCAGTTGCGTTCGACCCGAGCGGGAAGTACTTGGCGTCAGCGTCAGACTCTAGGGACCACGTGAGGATATGGGACGTGAGCACGCAGCAGCAGGTCGCCGAGCTGAGAGGCCACACGTGCACCGTGAATTCAGTTGCGTTCGACCCGAGCGGGAAGTACTTGGCGTCAGGCTCTAGCGACAAGACTGTGAGGATATGGGACGTTGCTGCGCATCAGCAGGTCGCGGAGCTGAAAGGTCACTCGAGCTTCGTGACGTCAGTTGCGTTCGACGGGAGCGGGAAATACTTGGCGTCAGGCGCTTGGGACAAAACCGTGAGGATATGGGACGTGAGCACGCAGCAGCAGGTCGCCGAGCTGAGAGGCCACACGGGCACCGTGAATTCAGTTGCGTTCGACCCGAGCGGGAAGCACTTGGCGTCAGGCTCTTGGGACAAAACCGTGAGGATATGGGACGTGAGCACGCAGCAGCAGGTCGCCGAGCTGAAAGGTCACACGAAAGACGTGAGGTCAGTTGCGTTCGACCCGAGCGGGAAGTACTTGGCGTCAGGCTCTTACGACAATACCGTGAGGGTGTGGGACGTCGCCGCGCAGCAGCAGTATGCCGAGTCCAAGCTAACAGGCCACAAACTTCTGGACAACGACGTCGTATATTCAGTTGCGTTCGACGGGAGCGGAAAGTACTTGGCGTCAGGCTCTTCGGACGAGACTGTGAGGATATGGGACTGGGGGGACGTTGAAGAAATAAAAAAAGCTGTTGCTGAAAAAGAGCGTCAACAACGTAGATTAGACAACCCCGTGAAAATATTGCCAGATAAAAAACAAATGATGATGGAAGATGGTGACAACACGTTTAGGCTTGGCGGAAGTAAACATAAACGACAACGACGACAACGAAGCAAACGACAACGACGACAGAGAAGCAAACGACAACGAAGCAAACGACGACAACAAAAGAGTAGAAAATATCACAAGTAGTTTTTATAATCCTGTGCTACCAAACCCTCCTGCTCCTCTATCTGTTTCTATTGCATTCTGTGGCTCTTTTAGGTACAATTGCGTGCGAAACTAGTTTTTTCACTTGAAACATTATAGAAATCGAAAATCTAATTAACTAACTATATAAAAGTAT